TTCGCGCGAAGGGAGCGCCGTCCCCTATCGTGGGAACACACAGGGAAGCCGGTTATCACCAAAGGCAGTGGGGTCAGCCGGTAAAGGCTGCACGATAGAAGGACCGGGACGTCGCGCTCTTGATGGGATCGACTACCCAACCGTTGCCCGGATTTTCGCCTGAGGTGGTGCCAGACTTAAGAACGATAACGCTCGTTCCGGCTGACCGTTGGGGTATCGGGGAAACGGTCGATCTAACCCCGCGCGGAGAATCTGTGCTATCCTCTGGTCCGCGTTTCTGTGCCTGAACGTGCTGAGGGCGGTTGGAGAGCCGGGGTTTCGCGACCTCGGCTCTTTGTGTTTGCCCCCGCTTGTTCATCGCGGGCGTATTCTCCTCCTCGGTTGCTCGTTCGGTCAATCTTTGGGGCATATCTCCTCAAACTGTGGAGAATTGCCCCATTCCCCCACCTTTTCCGCGCATTCGTGTCTATCACTGCGGAGGTAGTCATGTTGACCGTTCACCCATTCCCGCTTTGGTTCGTTCCCTTCATCGTGCTCTGTTCGTCCATCGCGATTCGCATCCGTCGCCACTTCTTTCCCTCGCGCGTGGCGTTGAAAACCCCATCGTTCGTCCGCATCGTTAACCCGCTACCGGGCGAGGAGGGCCGCTGCATGCTTATTCGGGGCGACTCTTCCGCCAACCAGTACCGCATCGCTCTGCGCGACGGGACCGTGCTGACGTATGGGCGCGAGGAGTTTGAAGAGTGGGCCGATTCACGCGAAAAAGATCAAACGTTGACGGACATTTCACGCCGAGGGGCTTAGATTGCTCGCATGCAAACCGAAACGATTTACCCGACCGACAACGCCGACCGCCTCAACTACTCAGCCACAAACGTTCGCTGCCCCATCGACTGTAAGCAGCATCACTACATCGTAGCCCCGAGCTTTGGCGGCCAACGGCTCATGACTACCGGAACGCCTGATGTGTGGGAGATTCACGCCATCCCGACTTCGATGACTTCGCAAGGGTGGACGTTCGTTGGCGTTCATAAGCATCAGTCGGACGGCGGAATGGAATGTATCTGCGGCAACCCGTCGCGGGCCTGAAGGTGGAACTGATGCCGCCCACCCTCTGCCCTTCCTGCAACGAAACCATCGGCATCAGCGTGGCGTGGTGTGCGGCCTGTGCGGCGTGGTTCAGGGCGATTAAGGAGGAGGTTTGCACGGTTGATCCGCCTTATGGCAAACCGACTGAAGCCGTTGACCAGTGGTTTAGGGATTGGTTAAGCGATTTCTGTTGAGATCCCTTGCGCCGCTGAAACTGCGGACCTATGTTGAGAGGAAAAGAAGGGAGATTTGCTATGAGCGACATCATGGACCGTCTGCGAAAGTTGATTCGCCACGAAGAATCTGCGCGCGAGATCGGATCGCTCGCTGAGGCTGAGGCGTTTGCCTCAAAGATTCAAACGCTCTTGATTGAGCACAAGCTGGAAATGTCGCAGATCAACATCGGTGACGATCACGACGACGAACGAGACGAGCAAGTAGAAGAGCAGCGCTTTGACCCGATGGCGCTGGACATCCCCTACAACGGGCGGCAGCGTGTCGCGTGGATGGAATCACTCGCGTCAGCGGTTGCCAGAGCGCACTTCTGCCGCATCGTCGTGATGCCTCGTTCCGTCGTGTTCTACTTCGTCGGCAAGGCTACCGATCGGACCATCGCGGGGAACGTATTCGCCGCGCTCGTGCGTGGCGCGATAACGGCCTGCGATGCGGAATACAACCGCGCCAAGCGTGACCCGTGGAGCGAAACGACCGGCTTCCGCCGATCGTTCTACTCCGGCTTTGCCGCCGCAGTCAGCGCCCGACTCTACACTCAGCGCAGGTCAGCGGACGCGCAGTCCGAATCAACGGCACTCGTTCTGCGCGATGCGGACAAGGCAGTTTCTGTTTACATGGACAAGCGCTACGGCGGCAGCAAGGCCAGCGGCATCGGCGGCTCCTCGCGCCACAACGGCGCCGCTTACGCGAGCGGTAAAGCAGCCGGGAGCCGCGCGTCCATCAACACGGCCATCGGCCAAGGATCGCGCAGGATCGGCGGCGCATCATGACCTACCGCGACATAATCTCCGTCGAGTTCACCGTCCATCCGTCCGGTCATCGCAGAGCCGATCCGCTCGAACCGTTTTCGCCGGAGCCAGAGTCCGTTGCGGCAGAGCGGCGCGTGGTGGTTCTGTTCGGGGAGGTTGGGGCGTGAGGCGCATTTTCGAACCTGACGACGAGATGATTCCCGAGCAGACCTGCTCTTTCTGCGGCGAATGGATCGAATGGGGCGACGAAGTTGTTGGGCTCGATCGCGTTGATCATGCGAGTTGCGTTGAGGATTTGAAATGACCCGCAAGCGCGCCGACATCGCCCCACCCGCCTACGAAATCCGCGTCGGTATGTCGTCACCCTTCGTCGTTGTTCGGCTCGGAGCCGCGCACGATTTCGATCCGGTCGCGGCGTTCGATTCGTTGCGTGCCGCGATGGATCACTTCCCCTCCGCGAAAATCAGCGAGGGTGCGGCGAGGAAGGCGCAGGAGTTGGGAGAGTGATGGCCAAGTCCCCGGCGCGGTGCCGAGGCCCGGGTGAGTCCTACGATTCGTTCATGACGAGGCTCAGACTCGACGCCATTCTACTGGCAAATCCCCGCGTTCGCTTTCGGACGCACTCGCCCCTTGACCAGCTTGCAATTGCAGTCCGCATCGCAGACCGCAACGAGGTCCGCAGCCTCGCTCTCGCGCACCAATCCGGTCACCTGCCCGCAATGCTCGGAGATGCGCACCGTCAGCACCTTCTGATTGTTGCGATGGAGGGCGGAGTCGGCGTACCAAGCGGCGTAGAAACGAACGGATGCGCACGATGTCAGCATGATGAGGGTGAGGGCGAAGAGGATACGGGTGGGGGTCATGTCGTCGGCTCCTTCGTTGCAATGCGTTCGGAAATGTATTCACAGCAATCTGTGAATACGGGGATTTTGAAGTCTGGCGCCCACGACCAACGCTCAACCGGCGAGTCGGCACGCGGCTGTCGAACGATAGACCATCCGTGCTGATAGCGGGGAAGCGTCGCGGACCACGGCGTACCAGACGCCGCCAACATTTGAAGCATCCCGTCAACCTTCTCGCCATGGAGCTGCTTCGCGGAAAACTTCGCCTGCGCGCTGCTTTGGACGCTGTTGCGGATCGCGTCCTTTTGCCGCCAGATGAAATAGTTCACGACCTCGACCGGATCAGGAATCGTGAACACTCGCGCGTCGAACACGCCACTGCGGAAGTTGAAGGCCACTGAAGCGATTGCCGCCGATACGGATGCGATCTTCTGCACATTGCCGTCAAACCACGCCTCCGTCGTGATCGAATCGAAATCAGTGAGCACGACGCTGATTTCGTCGCTCTGAACATAGGCGAGCTTCGCGCCCTGTGCCTCAGCGACGACCGCCATTGCGGCGCGCGTCATCGCTTCCGCCATCTCGTCGTCGAACGGCTTGACAAGTCCGCGCGTGAGGGTATGGAACGCTTTGCCGTCGAGGCGGACAATCGTGTATGTGCGACGCGGCAAGAGGAACCGCGCACGGTCCTCGTACTGCGCCTTCATCCGATCGCCGAGACTGTCGTTCACTTCGCCCCGCCATGCGACAGCGCCCGCGCGCCAGTGAACTGCATCCACCACGGCGCGCACGCGATCTCCAGCTCCGGCGGCAACCCTTTGCGGATGATGGCCTCCTTCGCGGCAATGCTCGCCTGCGTGTCCTCCGCGGCGACACTCCCTGCTGCGATCGAGCTGAGGAACCCCGTAACGGGCGCCCCCTGTGGCGGAGGCGTGGCCGGCCCGAACAGAGCCATCAGCGTCGGGTGAAAGTCGATGACCTTCGCCATGCAGTCGCTGTCGGCCTTGTCGAACGCGTTGCCGGTCGCGGCGAAGTGTGCGTCGTAGATCGCTTTGGCGTTCTGCGCGTCGGCGAGTTTCAGATCGCCCGCGCTGATCTTCCCGGCCATGAAAGCGGCGAAGGAGCCGTGCAGGGTGTCGAGATTCGTGTGGAGCTGCGTGACGGTGCCGCAGGCGGTCAGACAGAGAGTGAGGGTTGCGAGGGTGAGCGTGCGTTTCATGCCGCAACTCCCTCATCCTCGACGACGGATACCGCTACGAGCGCGAACCGCATGACGGGTGACTGCGCGGCTTCCTCACGCGATCCGAACCGTTCCGCCTCGTCGCGCTTGCCGGTGAACTCCGGCCCGATCCCGGTCATGCGTTTGAAGTAACTGTTTTCATGCTGATCGTTACGGATGATATAGGTCATTGCGTTCTCCTTTTCGCGTTCAGTTTCTTGTTTGAATCGTGAACCATCCGGGCTTCCCGTCGATCCAGATGCAATCGGTGTACGCCTTGATCGTGCCCGCGCCGCGAAGCCGGTTCAGTTCGTGCTTCAGTAGCGACCACGTTGCCTGCTCGGCGCCGATTGCATTCCGTGCGTCGCGAAGGATCGACGATTGAAAGAACGAGCCGCCTTGATGCTCGGCACAATACCGAGCGAGGAATGCGCGCAACGGATTGCCGGGTGTACTCACCGCCGCACTCCCATAATCGCACATAGCCCGCATGCCATACTCGCCGGAACGACCGGCAGCGGATGACCGGATAGCACCGACGTGGCGCAGGTCAGGAGCGCGAGCAGGAAGACGATGAATCCGAGGGTGTGGCGGGTCACGCGTTCCGCCACTCGGCATCGCTCATAGCCGCAAGGATAATGTCTTTCAGTGCAGCACCCACAGTGACCTTCTGCTGCTCGTTGAGCTTGTCGTACCAATCGCGCCATTCGTTGTGAAAGTTGATGTCCATCAGCGGCGCGCCATCATCGGACGCATCAACGATACGCGGCATCTCGTCTATGATTCGCAGATTCACGTCGGGTTGTATACTCACTTCCGCCCCCTTCCTCGCCGCGCAACGGGCTTCTTCGGATGGATCGCTTCGAAGTATCCGACGGTCTGACTCTTCTTCGCGGCGGCGGGCTTCTTCGTATGGCGGCGTACCGGCTTCGTCGTCGCAACAGCGTCATAGAACGAGCGCACCGAAACGCGAAAGTAGGCCGTGATGAGGTAGATGTCGTATGCGCTCGGATGATACGTGCCGGTTTCCCACCGCGAGATCGTGTTTGGCGTGGTGCCCATGACGGCGGCGAAGTCGGCCTGAGTGAGATCGGCCATCATCCGGCGCTCTCGAATCATCGCGCCGATAGCCGCGTAAAAATCTTCTTCGTTCATGTCGGAAATAGTACATCCTTCAACAGGATGACGCAACCTATTTCCGCACCGCCCTCTTCCGCACCGGCAGCGCCTTCTTCGGCGGATCGACCGGCCCGTTGATCTCCGCGATTGCCGCTTGAAAGGCCCGCCCACTTGCGCTCACGATCGGGTTGCGCGGAATCGCATACCCGTCACCCTCGAAGAACATGCCGGGACGGAGATAGAAGATCGCCTCAACATCGCGCTTCACAATCCGCTCCTTCGTGAATTCAAGCAGGTCCGCGTTCGGCGCGTCGATCTCGCCACACCACTCAGGGCGTCCGTTACCGCGTTCTTTCGTCACGGCCTTGAACGCTTCCATCGTCGCGTAGTGCATGCCGGTCGGATTGAACTCGCCGTAGGGGTGGTAGCTGATGATGTTATACGGCGCGTTTCCTTTTGTGAGCACAAGACAGCGACCTAGAACGCCGTCGCCATCGGCTTCGTTGCCGACATGGGTCCAGCCACCGCCGAGTACCGATGTAATGCCATTCGAAAACGGACGTACTATTTCGGGAACGAACCGGCCAGCGATCACGTCGCCCATCCCGCCGAAGTTCTCATTGTCGTAGCGGATCGGCGGGAACGAGAACGCATCTCCCGGCTCATTCCACGCGCCGTACAGCCCCGGCCCGTAGCGTTTCGCGAGTTGCTGCCCAACCGTGAACATGAAGTCCGCGCTGATGTGCGGCACCTTCCCCGATTCCAGGTACGGGCGCGCCGGCATCTTCTGATCGATCGCCGCCCATTGCGGATTCGTGGCCGTGTTCTGATCGAAAAAGTGGATCGTTCCGTCTCGCGCCCCGTTCCGTTCGTTCCACCAAGCGACGCCTCCGTACGACTCTGGCCTGTCGGGCGCACCAGGGGGCCACACTTCGACGAGGCCGATGTACGCGGGCTGTCCTTCGCTGGCCCATGCCGGTGCGCCACAAGCGTCGTAATAAGGCTTGATGCCGGCGGCGCGCAGATTCCGGTCGAGCGCATCGAGAGGCCCCCAATCCCACGTCAGCGGATCAGGACCGGCGGCGCAGAGTTTCGCGAGGGCAACAGATACGCGCCAATGCGTGATACCGATGGCGCGCTCGGCTTGCAACTCGGCGAGAGTTGGATGCTCGTCGGATGTGGTGAAGCAGGCGCCGAAGATCATCGCGCCTCCGCCACGTCGAACTGCAACCACAGCCCATCAACCCCGAGCGCGCGCAACGCCCGGTACGACGCAATGGTGGGGAACGGCTGCGGTGATGCACCTTGCGGGTATGGGACTTGGCACAGGCCGAGGAGGATCAGAGTCGTCATTGCGCGCCTCCTCCATTCGCCGCCACCGATCCCGAATTCAACCCGCGACGCTTCTGATCTGGATAAGGTTCGTCAGTCGAGCGCGCGGTAGACTCCCACGAGACATCGACCTTACCGCAGTCAGCACAGCGAAGCACAGTGACGATGCAGTTGCTCAACCGGGATTCGAGCACTCCAGAGTGGCCGGATACGTGATCGCCATGAATCCATACGCCAGTGAAAAAGGTGCGGAGAACAGTGCGCAGCCAGCAGATAGGGTTCGGGATGCTCACTTTCCACCTCGCACTTTCGCAAGCGCCGCGCGGAGTTCGTCAATCGAATTCTGCCGGGCCAACTCTGTCGGCGCGCTCGTCACTCGATCCGCTACCTCCGCGACGGTGCGGAGGTTGGCGATCGTGGCGCATGCCGCCTTCACCATCGCCCACAGCGTGTTCGGCGATCCCGGCTTACCGAACCCCGCGCCGTGAAGCATTTCGCGGCAGTCGTTCGCTACGTCCTGTGGCACCCACGAGAGTCTCAGTTCCGCGATCGTGGCGAGCATGCGCGGCGCGGCGTTGCGGAGGGCGACGATGCCCTTCGTGTCTATCGAGTGGCGCGGAATTGCGAACAACGCGCCGAGATAATCGTGAGCGGTGATTCTAATTTCGCCGCACTCCCATGGCTCCGGCGTCATCTTCTCAACGATCTTGCGCAGTTCCGCTTCCTCGGCTTCGGAGAGGGGTTGGATGTCAGTCATAACATTCTCCGGTGGTGCAACGCGGTGTGTGTTCGAAGGCGCCATGGCGCCCCGATCTCGTCGTTCGTCGCGATGCCATCTCGCGCTCTTCGTCGGCGGATAGTGGGAAGTCCGAGCCGCCGAAATCATCCGGGCCTACAGGATGTCCGTGGTCGATTTCGTGAAGCGCGCACCAATCGACGCCGCTGCACCCTGCCGGTAACTGTTCGCTCGGCTCCGCTGCCAGTGCGTCGATCGCGGCGAGGGCGCATACGACTTGCAGCTTCGCAGTTTCAGCGTATTCCTTGATCGTGTTGAATCGTTCTTTAGCGTGAACCAATGTGCCTTGCCACAGCACGTCTGTCGCGAGCTGCATCTGCTTCGCGAACGATTGCTCAGCTTCCCGCAGTCCACCCCGCGCCGCTTCGAGTTGGCGGGTCAGGGTGGCGATGCGTTCTATCTTCTCGACTCGCTCGCCGCGCAGATCGTTGTTGATGCGGTCGGTGTCTGCGGCCCGCCGTTCGGCATCGGCAAGGGCGGCGACTACAGGACGGAGGACGAACACGTCATTACATACGGCCTCTACGCGGTCGCCTGAGATGGCAACACACGGCACGCCTGCTCGGCAGTTCTGATGATCGGAAACCAGCGCAATCGCCTCGTTCACTTCCTCCGATCGCATCGCCTGCGCAATCGCCGCCGGACACGCCTCGTTAGCATGCGCCGTGAGCCATCGCGCGAATTCGTGCTGGCCGCATGACTCGGCGACTGTGCGGGCGGCGTGGATTTGATCGAGCAGGGATTCAGGCATTGGTGACTCCCGCTCGGTCGGCGGTGTAGTCTATGAACCAACCCACCGGGATTGACATCGCGATGATCCACGGGTAGTGCAGTACAAGAGTGCCGCACGCGAACGAAACGCAACTGACAAGCCATATGTAAATCCAAGTACGATTCGTTGACATCATCCCTTCTCCGATCCGCGATGCGACGTGGCTTCCGTCAGCGCTCCAATTGATCTTGCGTACTTCATGAAGCGCTCGACCTTCTGTTTTTTAATGCTGATGGCTTCGGTGCCCTCTTGACCGTGCGGAACGAGGTAGCACCGATGGAGAACTCCGCGCTCGGCGAGCATTTCCCACACCGCGAATAGATCGTACAGCTCCATCTCTATGCGGTGAGCGTTCTTCAGAGTTTGCGTCGGCTCCACTTCTGCAATTCCAAACCGGATCGCCTTCGTAACTCGCTGCGTAACTTCTGCGCATTCTTCTGCCAGACAGGCTAGCAGGTGTTCGGGCTCGTTCACTGCCCACCCCCACCACAAACCGCCTGCGCCACCCACAACTCAGCAAACGGCACATCGCGGATCGTTCTATGCTCGCCGCCCGTCAGCTTCGTTTCGATCATCTTGTACCAGTCGGCGGAATGGCTTGCGTCGGCGCGGAAGGGGCCGACGACGCGGCAGGGAATAACTTCTGAGGTTGCAGGTCGGAACTCGACATCCGACTGCGGGGTATCCAATCCCATTGCTCTTTTGTTAACCAATCCCGTCGTAGCGAGTTTCCCCGCCGCCGGGACAGAGCGTCGCGCGTCCATCCGTGCTGCCGCAACCTCAGAAGACTTTTCAACCACTTCAAACGACGGCTCTACAATCGAGAAATCCAGACTCTTGCTATCCGTCACGCTCGCCCACGCATAGAACCTCGGGCAGCCTGACTCGCACCCCACCGTGCGCGCTGCCAGTTCGTTCGGCGTCACTGCGGTCTGCTGCACCTCAATCCACGCACTCTGTATCGCCACAGTCCTGTTATTGCGGTTCGCTGCAAACGCATCGGCGCCGAACATCTCTTCGGCGCTCCGCTTGACCGATTCAAAGGGCCCGAGCGTTTCGGTCCAGCGCCGGCCACGCTCTGTGCCTGACCCGTCATGCAGGATGGCCGTCAGCACGGTCGTGGAGTAGACGGATGCGTTGTTCAGACCAATCTGCGTCGTGAAGTGGCCATCGCTGCGAATGCCAACGATCTGCACGCGATCCATCCCTGCGGCGCCGTCGAGTCCAGGCAGCGCGTACCACGGGATGGCGGTCATTGAATCGCCACGCGTCCCGCTCGCACTCACCGAGTAGATGCGCACCGACGCGCTGACCTTCCGAATCGCTGCGGGGTTGAAGTTCTGGAGCACGCGCGGGCTGATCGGGTCGCTCGCCGGGTCGATGACATCGCCACACGGGATGAACTCTTTGCACGCGTTGATGACGAGCTGCCCCTGTCCGCTGATGCCGATCTCGCCGACTTCCACGGTCAGCGATTGCCGAGGGTTGAGGTACCGCACGTCGGCGCGCCGCAACTCCAGCGGCGCATTTGGATCAGCGTCATGCGAGTTCGCGAGCCGGAAGGTGTAACTGATGCTCACGCGGTCGGTGGTCAGGTTGGTCAGCGTCAGATCGGTGAAGTAGGGCGCGGAGTGGACGACGTAGGGGATGTGGAGCTGCTCGGAGGGATACTGAGCGCGTAGAGGTAACACGAACAGCATCGCGACGAAAAGGAGGATGAGCGCGGCAAGTTCCGCGATTCGTCTCAGCACGATTTCATCTCCTTCGCGTTGTCGCTGTTCACGTACGCGCGCCACGGCAGCCACGTACCGCGATTCCAGAATCCCCAGCGGCGCACCGTGCGACCGACAACGACAATGGTCCAGCAGGGATGCTCAGGAGTCGGGCCGGTCAAGCGATGGATATGCTCAGCGGGGAAGGTGCGGAACCACGGCGCATGAAAACGCCGGCGAATCTGGCGATAGCCCTTGTAGGTGTGCTCGTCATACCAGCCGCGCAGGCCGATTGACCAAAAGCGCTTTGGGTGATCATGCGGATCAAGCGACCAGTCGTCGCCGACGAATTTGTGCAGGTAAACGGAGAAGAGGCCGCCGACCTTCAGAAGCGTCCAGCGATGGAGGTAGATCGGACATAAGCCGTCGCCATTCATCGTCTCGTGTTGAAAGACGCGATTGGCGAGTTCGGCAATGCGGCGGGAGGTCATCAGCACACCTTCCCATGCATGTGCGGGCGCTTTTCGTTGTACGCCATCTTGACGCGCAGAACTTCTTCGAGATCGATGCCGAGCCGTCCACAAAGGTCAGCAACTCGGATGACGATATCGCCGAGTTCCTGTGCGAATCCGATCGGCTTTCCGTCTGCGCGCTCGGTGATGGCCCGAAGCGCCGCTTCGTCCTCGCCGACGATGCGATACTCCTCCAACGCCTCGCTGACTTCGGAATGGATTAGCGCCAGCTTTTCAGGGATTGCCATCTCTGGCAATTCGGCCATACGTAGGGCGCGCGGCACATCCCAAAAGCCATGATCGCGCGCAATTCGGAACGCTCGCTTCACTACTTCATCAATGGTCAAATCAGCCATTCTTCCTCCGCGTCGCAACAAACAGCCCCACCGCCAACATCAGCAACACCGCACCGATGGTGAACGGATCAAACCGCACGGTGATGTTGCGTTGTTCGAACCAGTCGGGGCGGGTCATACCGAAACGTTCTCGGTAGCCGTCTCGTTAATTTTGCGCACATCTTCGAGCTTAGAAACGGCGCTATCCAGATAGCCGCTCGCATTCGCGAAGCCCCACGCGATCTTCTTTGTCACTGCGCAAATCGCCTGTTCCGGCGTCGATTGCTCGCGATTGACTTCACGCTCCGCATCATCGAGAAAGCGGCGCATCGTGGCGATGGATTCGCGACACAGCGGCTTGATGCCATCAAGGAGTTGCTGCGTGTAATCAAAATCACTACTCATACCCTACCGCCTCCGCACTCCAACATCGGTCCCGACCGAAGCAAAGTCAAGGGGCGCACCGAAATAAAAGGACCGCCCCGAAGAGCGGCCCACCAAACTCAAAACAAACCAGCAATCCAAACTCCCGGCGATGATTCGACTACTCCGGGGGATCTTCGGGACCGTAACCGTTCTTCATGGTCGCCCTCCTTTCGTTGAAGCGCTCAGCTCTCGCGACTGCGGGCCGAGTACGATTCGGCTGATTGGTTTGAGCGGTTCTCTGGTTGACTGGTCGATGTCCTTCGCCTGCCCTTTTGCCGCCCGACGCTGGCGAGGCGTCTTTGCTTTGCGTGTCACCTGCGGTACGCCGTAACCCGTCTCCACGCCGCCGCAATCACGAGAACTCAGAACTTCAACGAACATCGGAAGGGCGACTCGGTTGCCTGTCTTGGGAGACCCGAGCCGCCGATCCGAAAGCGGCGTAGGTGCGCCACTCTGAAAGTCAATCTGCGTTCGCGTCGGAAGATTGTCAAGCCGTCCGCGAAGTTTTTCTTTCGATCGGCGCGCGGACCCCCTTGACAAACTGAAGCGGCGAACCGAAGTTGAGGGGCATGAACAGAGAACGTATTGCTTCGATTTGCACGCTGGCTATCAGCGGTGGACTCGTCATTCGTGCTTCAACTTGGGATTCCCCGTCGCTGATGTGGGTTTCGATATTTTGGTCTTGCACTCTCCCCGCCCTGTTCGTGCTAGCGTACGTTCGCGACGCCGAGCGCATCCAGCGATGCCTTGTCGCGGTTGGCGCTTCGCTGAATGCGGCGGCGATGCTGGTAAACGGCGGAGCAATGCCGGTCGTTGGACTAGTCGCCGCTCACGGCGTATGGGTGCCGTGGAGTCACACAAGGCGGCTCTGGCTCATTGTTGACAACGCCGTGAGCTCTGGAGGTTGGTCCGTTGGCGATCTAGTCATTCTCTCCGGCATCCTGATTGCGCTTTCGAAATCTCTTCACAGACGGATTCGCGCACGGGCGGTTGCGGCATGACCCCCGACACCCCCGAATCCCGCCTCCTTCGCGCAATCGCTGGCGAACCGCAACCCTGCGGTCATATCGAACGCTTCGCGGAGCACATTGCGGCCCATCCCGAAGTCGTCATTTCGACCGGCGAGGATGAGGCTACGGCTCCAGCGGTTGAGTGCCAGCTTTGCGAGGTCGTTATTCCGTGGCGGATGTTTTTGAAGCTGGTTGTTGTCGAGATGTAAGGTCGAAACTGAATGGTCTGAGTCTGAAAGGAGTGAGCGGCGTTTGTTTAGTAGGCGCGAGGTAACCCGCTAAAAGTCATGACGAACAGAGCAGGGAAACGCGAACGAAAGGCTAGAAGAGTCCATCACCGGTACCTGGTCGAAATGCTCGGCGAGGAACGGAACGATGCCGCGCAGCCCGAATCGCGAAAACTCGGTCGCAAGAAGTACGAACGTTTCTCGGCGTGGGCGGCGAAATCCGGTCACGGCTTGCTCGTCCGTGCTCTCTACCCCGCTCATGGGATGCGTGACGGCCTTACCGGTGGCCGATAGCCGAAAGCGAATGGATCGCGTTGACGTAGGAGATCGGGACGTATCGCGCGATCTTTTCCGCTCACTTCTTTGAGGCTCAGAAACGAAAAAGGAGAAGCAAATGTCACGAAAAGATTTGACGCAAACAATCGCAACAACCTTCCTATCCGGCGCCGGTCTGAAGGTCGCGCAACGGGTCGCCGAGGAGATGCTGACGGCGGCGATGACAGCGAAGGACATGGACGCCGTAGAAGCGCTCAGTAAGGTTCGCGGCGATCTGCGGAAGTTGGCGGAAGGTGGCAAATGAGCGCGCGGACCAAGCGGCGTGACTCGCAGCCTGAGATCGGCGATGGGATCGGCGTCAACTGCGTCGGCCCGGGCAATCACCACGACGACTGCTCGGTAGCGGGAGCGCCGCAACCCCGTAACGACCAAGAAATGAAAGGCAGCCCCGTCGTTGTCACTATAACCTTGACACCGCGCGCGGCGGAGTTTTTCGGCGCATTGGTCTGCAAGATCGGCGGCTCCCCTTCTGGCCCTCGCGGTGAGATTGTCGAATCGTTCCGTCAGCAACTGATTGCGCAAGGCATCGAGTCTGCGAATGGTAGCGTGACGCCTCGTGAGTGGCGCGAATACTGGCTGGAAGAAAAGGTGCCCACGCTCGACTCACTGCTGGCCAACCGGTGGCCGCGTTGGAGTCGCAAGTGACCGACACGCTCGCCCCCGGCCTTCATCGCGAATCGCTGACCCGCGAGGCTTGGCTCCGTGAGCGTGGCTCGTTCGTCGGCGCGTCGGAGATCGCGTCTATCCTCGGCCTGCCGGGCGCGTACTCCACCATCGGCGGTGTGTGGGTCTCGAAGATAAACGCGAAGGAGTGCGCTGAGGCCGAAAGGCAGAGCGCCGAAGCGATGGAAGAGGCGTCCAATATCGACCCCGAGACCGCCGAGAAACTGAACCATCAATCCATCGGCCTGATCGTGGAACCCGCCATCCTCACGATGTACGAACTGCGCAATCCCTCCTTTACAGTCCGCCGCAACGGGCTGCAAATCTGGCGGCATCCCGAGTACCCCTTCATCGGCGCGACGCTCGACGCGGAAGCCGAGACGGAGTTCAAAGACAAGCGCACCGTCGAAGCGAAGAACGTCAGCATCTTCAAGCGGCAGGAATGGGGCGCGGAAGGATCGGACGAGACGCCTGCCATCTTCGCCGCGCAGGGCGTGCAGCAGATGCTCGTGCGCGAGCACCTCGGCTACGGGACGTTCTGCGATTACCCCGTTCTCTTCGGCGGGAACGACTTCAAGATTTTCTCCGTGCCGTACGATGCGAAACTCGCGCAGCAGATCATCGACGTGCTCTCCTGGTTCTGGAACCTCGTTGAGACGCGCACTCCGCCGCCGATCGACTACTCCGGACGCGGAGCGGCGAAGCTGATGCGGCAGATTTACTCGAAGATCGTAGGCGAAACGCTCACCCTTCAGCAGGGCACGGCGACTCACGATCGCGCGCTGGATTTGATCTACACGCGCGACTACGCCGACAACGAAGCGAAGCTCTGGACGGCGCGGAAAGACGAGGCGCACGCGGAGCTGCTGTCCATTGCGGGGAATAATGCCCGCGTCGAAATCCCCGTCGTCGTCGACGGCAAAACGAAGATCATCGCCATGAACCGCAAAGAGCAGCGCGGCTACGATGTGCCCGCGCGCTTTCAAGAGCCGATGATCAAGACGACGTTCGAACCGTTCCATCTGAAAAAGCGCCGCGAGATTTTCGATGCGCTGCCGGAGCGGAAAATGACACGACACCTCAGCGATGGCGCGAAGTTGATCGAAGGAGAAACCGAAAATGAATGAGCCAACTGTCACGGCAACGGAAACCGCCGTCGCTACATCGAAGCCGAAGGCGAAAGTTGTCAGCGTTTCCGAGTACGTCAAGTCGAACACTGCCGCCATTCAGGAAGCGCTCCCAAGCATCGGCCTGACTGCGGAAGCAGTCGCCCGCACGGCGCTCTCTCAGGTCTACCGGAACCCACAGCTCCAGCTCTGCGACCATGTTTCGCTCATGCGTTCCATCATCGAAGCGGCAAGCCTCGGCCTTTCCTTTGCGCTCGGTCGTGCGTACCTCGTACCGTTCAACAACCGCGTCAAGGGCAAGGGCGGACAGCCGGATACGTGGCGGTTGGAGGCGCAGTTCATGCCCGGCTATCAGGGCCTTGTGGATCTCGTCCGGCGTAGCGCCAGTGTCAAGACAGTCATCGCCGAGGCGGTCTACGAAGGAGACAAGTTCACCTTCAAGCGCGGACTCGACACTGACGAATTCATGCATGAGCCGCTGACTGAACCGGACGATTCGAAACTGACGCACACCTACTGCCTGATTCGCTTCAACGACGGCGGATATCAGATCGCCGTGCTGACGAAGAAACAGATTGACAAAGTGCGGGCGCGGTCGAAGTCGAAAGACAACGGGCCGTGGGTTACCGACTACGCGCGCATGGCGATCAAGACGTCGGTCAAACTCTGTACGAAACTCTGCCCCGCGTCGATCGAGCTTTCGCGCGCGATCGAGTTGGACAATCAGGCCGAGATGGGCGAACGGCAGCAACTCACGGCGGGTTCGGATTTCATGGGCGGTCAGGCGCAGATCGAAGGTGAGGTCGAGGAGCGTGAGCCGGTCACGCAGACGGTTTCGAATGCCGCCGCCGATCTCCTCAACAAGGTCAAGCCGCAAGCGGAAACAAACAAGAAGGCCACCGCAAAGCCGCCAGTCGTCGAGGTCGTCGCGGAGTCGGTCAACCCCTCCGAACCTCCCGAGGGCGCCATGTCGATCGAATACGCGAAGGATTTGGCGAACCGCGCGGAAGCGTTCCTGATGGCCGAAAACGATGGCAGCAAATCGAAGGCCGAGCTGGCGCTTTCGGAGCTGACGGCCGGAAAGGTTCAAACGTTCGCCGCTCTGCCGTTGTACATTTTCGACCACAACGAAATCTCCGGCAAGCTGATCGCCGCGATGGAGGAATGAAATGCATCGTAGACAATACCTGCCACGCAACTTAGATCGCGAGCGGAACAGTCGTCCACACGCGCAACTCGTCAGCCTTCGCAAAGAGAATCGATCCTTGCGCGAATGCCTGCGCGCCGAAGAGCAATCGCGGCTGGGCAAGGCGGACAAGGCGTCGAAGGATACCGGCATCCGTTCATTCATCGGGAAGGTGAAGCGTGTACTGAACGCGCCAATCCATCTGCCGAAATGGGGCAAGCCATGAAGCCCTTCAGCGCATGGCTCGCGATGAACTTCAATCAGCGGCCACGAATGATAAACGTCGATACGGAGGACGGAACCGTGCCCGGATACGCTGTCGTTACCAGCAAAAGAAGCGGCAATCAGGCCGGCGCCACATTCCCCCAACGCGCCCTCATCGTCGCCGACACGCCGGAGAATCGGAAGTTGCTTGGAATGGAGGAGAGATGAGCGACTTCTTTACCGGCTGCTTTGTCGGTTTCACAGTGGCATCGGCCTGCTACATGGCGCTCATGGCGTACGTCGCCCACCGGGCACCGAAGGCGGAGCAGTGATGGACATTCATCCTTTCGATATTGTTTTCGCTGACCTGTTCGCGCCGGTCGATGAAGTTGCAGAGCCGCTGACTCCATCCGAAGAGTTTGTGCTCGACTTCGAAGAAGAACTGAGCGAGTAACGAAAACGGCGTTACCATATGACTGACATGTACAACAAGCTGTTCACAAAGATTCTCGACTCGTCAATCTGGCTGGAGTCGATGCCGACGCGCCTCGTCTGGGTAACTTTGATAGCAGCGATGGATGAGACAGGATTCTGCGCGTTCTCGGCGCCGCAGAACCTCGCAAACCGCGCCATCGTCCCTCTCGAAGATACCCTCGCTGCCATCGCCACGCTCGAAGCGCCGGACATCAACTCAGCAGACCCCGACAACGACGGGCGGAGAATCGAGCGCGTACCCGGCGGATGGATGGTCCTCAACGCTGGCAAGTACCGCGCGATGGTCACGAAGATGATCATCAAGGAACAGACGTTGGAGAGGGTCAGGCGGCACCGGTCAAAAGGCGGTAACGCTGATGTAACACAAAGTAACGGTGCCTATGATAGTGATACTGCATCTGTTTCTGCTCTCTCTACGGGGGGTGCAGGGGGGACGTTCGATGTCGGGTTGGCGTTCGAAGCCGTGTGGGCTGACTACCCGCGCCGCTTGGGCAAGAAAGAGGCGCTACGGCACTTCAGGGCTTCCGTGAAGACGGATGACGACCTTGCGGGCATCCGGCGCGCCTTGCAGCGCTACAAGGCCAGCGTAGCGGGTAAGGAAGAGAAGTACATCCAGCACGGCTCCAGGTGGTTCAACGAATGGCGAGACTGGCTGGATGGCGCCGAGCCGCCGCAGCCGGAGGAAGAGTCGGCAGGCTTCCCTGCTGCCAACTGCCGGTGCGGACACGCCGACTACTACCACGCCGAATTGACCGGCCTGTGCGCCATCAGGCGGGATAACCACAACGCCGAGGACTGTAAGTGCGAGCGGTTCAGTGGAGACGCAAATGCCTGACGAGATCGAACCGATCGTCAACGAAGAAATTCTCCCAAACCTCCCCGCGCGGCTTCGTCTCATGCGGCTCGGTCTCGGTTGGAATCAGGAAGATTTAGCGCACCACTCTGGCGTCGGCGTGAAGTCGATCTCCTCGTTCGAAAACGGATCGCGGATTTACTCGCTGAAGGTAGATCAGCTCATCAAACTTGCGACGGCATGCGGCTACGATCTCTGTCAGCTACTCACCGATCCGCTGGAAAGTTTTGGCATCAGCGCGGCAGTCCTGCAAAGCATCGTTGAGCGTGTACCGCGTCGCCAGAAGAGGAAAGAGCGCCCATTCAAGCCGGTTGACCAGCCGAAGAAGAAAAGTGCGACACCTTCGAACGTTAAGCGTGGCATCACGATTTTCCGATCGTCGGACCATCTTGTTAGCCCGCTCGGGGATGGATGGCGATGAGTCTGCCGATCAGCGAAACCGCGCTCGTTTCGGCATGCCTCGAAATCCTCGCGCTCAAAGGCTGCTTCGCTTGGCGCCAGAATCAGGGCGCAATGGCCGCAGAGTACAAGGGCAAGACGCGCTTCATTCGTTTCGCCGGAGCGAAGGGAATCTCGGATATCATCGGAGTGCTCCCGGATGGCCGCTTCCTATCGGTGGAGTGTAAAGTCGGTCGCAACAAAGCAACGGACTGGCAGGCCGATTTTCAGGACTGCGTTCGGCGCCTAGGCGGCGTGGCGTTTCTGATCTACAGCAGTGATCAGCTCTTGAGGGAACTGAAGGCGATCGGGGTATGAGGATGTCGAATCGTTGGCGCCCCATCAAAACAGCTCCCAAAGATGGCACCCCTATTCTGATTTGGGATGCCACGAAGGAGGCTGGAAACTACAGGCCGTACGACGATCAACGCTACGCCATCGGGTATTGGCGAACGGATCAGCCGGACGGCGAGTGGATGTGGGGCAACCGCAATTCTTCGTACGTATCGCCGACGCATTGGCAACCGCTGCCAAATCCACCGAAGGGCTATCGAAGCAGGAAGTTCGCGCGCACGAAGGAGTCGAAATGAAATCCTCAGCCGCCGCCGATCCCAACCGTCTCCGCATCGTCGATCTGACCGCAACGTGCAAGCACTGCGCGCGGATCGAACGGGATGCGAAACTCGCTCTGGAATTGGCGGCGGCGAACTATCTACGGATGAGCGCGGAGGTTGATCGGCTAAACAGGGCGTTGCAGCGCGAGTCGTACGTGATGGATTCGAGAGAGCCGCACAGGAGGAAGGTGTGAAGCCCTACTACGAGCACGACGGCATCACCATTTTCCACGGCGACTGCCGGGAAGTTTTGCTCTCGATTGCCGCGACCGGCGTGCTGATAACGGACCCGCCTTACGGCATGGACTATACCTCCGGCACCGGAGGAAGGGCTGGTCATCGGCGCGGCGAGCGTTGGGAGCCGGTTACGGGCGACGATGCGCCGTTTGACCCTTCGCATCTCCTCGGTTTCGAAACTTCGATTTTGTGGGGAGCAAACTGGTACGCGAACAAGTTGCCGCCGTCCGGCGGCTGGCTGGTATGGGACAAGACGCCAAAGGGCAGCAAACTCGGCTTCGCGGCGTCACACGCGGAACTAGCATGGACAAACCTGTGCGGCTCAATTCGCAAGTTCTCTCTTCAGTGGGGAGGCGAAGCGCGCAACGGTGAGCCGTTCTATCACCCGACGCAGAAGCCGGTCGCGCTCGCGGCGTGGATGCTCCGCGAGTTTCGGCCGGAAGCTGTAATCGATCCGTACATGGGAGCCGGTTGGATTGCGGAAGCGTGTCGCGACGCTCGCGTACCATACGTTGGAATAGAAATCGAGGAGCGCTACTGCGAGGTCGCGGCGAACCGAATGGCACAGGAGGTCATGTTCGCATGACTCAGCTCTGTGTTGCATGCGCCCGCTTTCCTCAACACTGGCGCGGAATGTGTTCGATCTGTGCCACATGGATCGGCGTAGCGGGTAGGCGACGGATAACAGAAGGTGGCGACGTGGAACGGCGACGGGCGATCCGGCGGATTCAGACGCACCTTGCGAGCCTGAACAAGTTTCGAGTGAAGGAGAGGTTGGGATGAAACGAGAAAGGCCGCTTACCTCCAAACAGAAAGAGTTTCTCGCGCTGATCCCTCGCGATGGCGTGATTCTTTGGCTGACAAAGCCGTCCTCACGGTTTGCAGTTTTCGCAGGCGGAGAGTTGACCGACATCGGCACCGGATGGGGTCCAACTCTCGAATCGCTCTACTATCGCGGCGTAGTCAACGCCTACTACGGCGACGAAGAAATACCGGAAGCGCACCGATCCGAATGGGACGATGCGCGACGATTCAAATGCGAGGTCGGCAAGCCATGAAGCCAACCTCCTACCTCGCAGCCCTCAAAGAAAACGACCGCCTCGTTTTCCTCTCCGATCGCGGCATCTGGCTCCCGAAATCCGCCTTCGATACTCCCGGTACGACGCACCGATTCCGCGTGTTCCGCTACGAAGAATCCGCGCGAGGAGTTGCGGAGGATTGGGCGCGGAAGGCAGGTTGCGAGGCACACGTGCAGGAGGTTAGGTGATGATGTCCCCCGACGAACATTTCTGCCCTGATTGCTTCGCATATTGCGACTGCGCCTTTCTCGTCTGCGCGCACTGCCCTGACAATGACGAGCGCGATTTCGACTGGAACGACTACGGTGCGAACGACGGGACGGAGGGGTGATGGCCGAGTTTGAACTAGCGATTCCGTACGTGCTCGAAAATGAGGGTGGCGACTCTGATGACGCTGCCGACAGGGGTGGCCGGACCAGATTCGGGATCACCGAGAAAGAGGCCCGCGCGCACGGTTACGATGTGCGCAAGCTGACGCTGGATCAGGCGAAAAGGATCTACCTCGCGGATTACTGGCGCTTCGACGCTATCGCCGATCAGCACGTCGCAACGAAGCTACTGGATATGAGCGTCAACCTGGGGATGGCAACGGCGGTCAAGATGGCGCAGAAGATCGCAGGCGTGAAGGTTGACGGAGTGTTTGGGCCGGAGACTGCTAAAGCTCTCGACTTCATCAGTGAGAGCGGAACCGTTTCCGAATCATCGGAGCTGCTGCTCGGCAAGCTGGCCTTCGCCTGCGTTCGCCGATACGTTGACATCGTGTCCAACGACCATTCGCAGATCGTGTTCCTGCGCGGGTGGATTGACAGGGCGTTGAAGCTGCCGAGCTAACGTACGTGCGGCGACGGGAAGTGTGCTAGTCCGAATACGTTGAGCAGCCAGATGATGAGGATCAGAACGACCACCACGTTGATGATCGTCTTGAACGGCGCTGCCATCGGCACATAGGTATTCAACAGGTAGAGCGCTACTCCAGCGATTACGAGGTAGATCAGGATCGTGATCATGCGCTTCCTTTCGGTGCGAAGGAGTCGCAAGCGAATGGCCTGCGACTCCTCGGCGTGGAGCTGCTACGTAATCGGGTTGCCGCTGTTGTCAACGCCCGGAGGCAGCCCGGTTGCGGGCGGTGCGGCGGGCACAGGATTGGTCGAGTCGGCGCCGATCGACTTCAGGTGCGCGATCAGCGCTTCACCCTGTGTCTGTTCGTCGGCGGTGAGGTTGCGGTCGTTCGCTTTGGCGAGCAGCGCGGCGAAGGCATCAGCGATGCGGTTGGTTTCGGCGTCTACGGCAAGTTCAAGCTCTTTGACGGTCACGATGAGTCTCCTTAAAAGGTTGAGGATTTCGGTCTGTTGCTCGTCGATCCGATCGAACCGGCAGTCCGGTATCTGGCAGTTGGTGCGTTCGTGTCGGCGGCATTTCATGGGTGGGATTGTACTCCTGAACGGAGAGGGATGCGGTTTCGGTGCCGCGTCGGTAGTCAAGTCCCGCCGCGCTGGTTTAGACGCTTGCCGGAACTGAATGATCGGTCGCGAACGGGAACGCCGGGATGCACTGAGTTGCTTCGTTCGTCGGCGTCATGTGCCGATCGGTAGCAATCTCGGCCCACTTCCGAACTTCATCGTAATGCTCTGTCCACATCGCCGCATGAACGAGGTCTTTCACGGCTTTGTTCTGCTGCGGATCGGAGATCGCTGCATCGATGATCGTTTTGATTCGACCGGTGAGATGCTGCGTGTAGTCGCGAACTTCGCGCAGGGCCATCGTGCGGAAGGTGTAGGCGCTGACGGTGACGGGCGAGCCGATCGGCGGAGTGGTGAAGGTGATGCTTGTACTGCCGCTATTGGGGATGTCCATAGTTTCTCTCCTGACTTGACTGGTTACGGCGACGGGACTTGACTGAGGAGAGGATACACCCGAATCGCGTTACTCTTTCGATGCCGCGTTACCGCCGTTCCGGTATCTGTTCGATGTGCGACCGCTCCGCCTCGGTTCGATCGTCCGGCGCAATCTGGCCGATCCGCCGACTCTCGTTCGCGTCGGACTGCTCGCCGAGTTTCAGCGCGTTGCCGGTCTTCACTTCCTGATGCACCTGCTCGACGGCGGCGATGATGGTGTCGCGTCCCGCTGTCGCGCGCTGCACTTCCACGAGGTTCTGAACGTGCTCGCGGTGGCTGATGAATCCGCGCACGACGGTGGCCGCCACCGGGACAAGCGACACGATCAAAGCCATGATGATGTGCTCGGCGGGTGCTGCCCACCACGGGGCGATTGGAGCATTCGCGGTGATGACTACGAACGCTCCGAATTGGATTATGGTGAGAAGGATCACGGCGTCACAGGATAGCGCCCGTTCGCATCGATGGCCGGAATCGTGTAGCCATCCTCGCGCATCTCATGCTCTGCGATCGCGGTGTAGAACGCGACGATCTTGTCACGCCACGCGCGGAGGTTGGCGCAACTCGCGTCGGCCTTGCCTGCTCCGCCTTCGTGACCGCGTAGCGTGTCGCGCATCTTCCGCATCGCCTTCGCCCAATCGCACGCTTCGTAGCTGATGTCGATGACACTCTGCGTCTGGCCCTCCTCCTCGATGTACTCCTTCGCGAGTTGGAACGTGTCACACATCGCTTCGATCGACGTGCCGAGCAGAGCTGCTTCCTCTTTCAGCCGAAGCGGAAAGTCCCCCGCGATGATGGCATTCGCCTCCGCCGTGACTGCGCCGTAGTAGTCGATGACAACCTTGCAAGCTGCTCCGCCCATGATCTCTCTCCTTCAGGGTTTCTTCTGTTCGCCTTCCAGTTTAGCAAGGCGGTCCCGAATCTGCTGGTTAATCTGGACCTGCGTCTTGTTGTCGCCCTTCAGGTCCGCGACATCGGATCGGAGTTGGGCGATCTGCTCTGTCTTGTGTGCTGCGTCGTCACGAAGGGCTTGGATGCCGCCGTTGATGGTGGAGAGCTGGTTTGAGATGTAGCCGAGGAACGCGAGCAGTAGGCCGCAGAGCGTCATCCATGTTCGTGGATCGGCCCAAGCGCTCGGCTTGTCGCTCTCGCGGCGACCGGAGCCGCTACGTTCGATCCGCTCCTCGCGCTCTTCCATGCATTACCCTCCGCTGCGGGACATAGTGCCATAGAAATCTCAGCCAGATTGCCCGGTCTTCTTGTTGACGAAGAGCAGTCGCCCTCCCGGTTTGATGCGCTTCGCCTTCTCCATCGCCGCTAACCATGCGCGGATAGATGTGTCGAAGGTGCCGCTGTCTTTCGGAAGCTTAACGTCCTGTTCCCGCGATGGCGTCATTGGTCACCTTCTGAACATGAAACGGAACCGGAACATGCGACCCGTCAGGATTCACGTAGACGGCGGCATAGTCTTGCATGGTTTGATGGCGCGCAACAGGGTCAGTGGGTAGCGACGAGACGAGTTTATGCAGTGCCTCGTCGTGACCGTAGGCATCTTCCAGACCCACCCCGCCAAGAACGCGCGCGGCGATCGTCGTGACCATTCCGAAGTCTCCGGCTTGCATTGCTTTTCCGAGAGAGGTTTTCACGACACCCGAAGTTGTACGCCAAAGCGGAGACTGTACGACGCTCTTCACGACGAGAGGCGCTTCCGCCGCTGTCACGATTCCCGATCCAATCTCGGCTCCGAGTGCGGCTCCGGCTGGCCCGCCGAGCATGAAGCCGACTCCGCCACCAACGCTACCACCAGCCGCGGGACCGAACGCCGCCTTCGCCATCCTCCACCAGTCAGTGACGGCAGGAGGGATGGAAGAGGCGAGCGCGTCGGCCTGCACTCGTTCGGGAGTGCGGCGACGAACGATGAAATCCGTTCCGGCATCGGTGATCTGCGCGTCGGGATACTTCGTCTGGAGCGCTTCGAGTTGCTTGTCTGCGGCAGCCGTCTTAGCGAACTTCTGGACAGGGATGTCGGTCGTTCCGCCTACAGCAGGACCGAGTTGTTTTGCCGGATCGCCGAGGACTTTGCCCTCTCCCGCCAGTTTCGAGCCGATCGTTTCTGCGAGCGGGCGCATCGGGGCGTCGCGCGGCGCCAGCGCGTCGGCATAGGTTCGCGCTCCGGAGGCTTCCAGCGAGGCACCAGCACGCGAACCTGCGCTCTCGATGGCTCCGGCGACTGCGGGATGCGCCATGGCAGCCATTCCGGCGAGTGCCGTGCCCGATTCGACGGCTCCTAGATTCTCGTCGCGCGTAGGGGCGTTTCCGTGCGCGTAGGCCATAGCCGGACGCGCGGTCTCCAGTGCTGGCCTGCCAATGATCGGAACGGCTCCAGCGTTCTGTTCCGCCGTTGGGGCCTGTCCGGAGGCGTACGCGCGAGCCGGAGCGGTGACGTCGGCAGCGATACCACCCACTGTTCTCGCGGCTCCGTATCCGCCCATCGTCGCCACGTTGAGCGCCCAATCTCTGACCGCCGAGGGGACTTCGGCCATGGAAGTCGGAACGCCTGCGAGGTGCGCTATCCCTTTGCCTGCCGCGCCGAGTACACCTCCTGCGCTGATATCACTTTGTCCCGCCGCCGGATCGCCATGCGCCGTAGCGGGCGGATTCTCTTTCCGCATCGCGATCTCGGTGCGCGGATCAAGAGTCACCCATGAACGGTATTCGGGGTGCTTCGTTATCACTTCCGAGACGAGGTGATCCGTAGGCCAGCTCGCATATTCGGGGAACTTGGCCTTGATCTGCGCCGCGAACTCGTCAACCGAGTAGGGCATCAACGCCCTCCGGGTGGCGTAAGGCCGAGGGGATTACCGCCGGAAGCCGGAGCGGGTGAGCCTCCCGGCGCGGCGATTGACACGTTCGGCGCGTAGCTATTACCCGCGTTCGTCGCCACGCCAGCCGAAACGATGGAGTTGCGGCGAATGAGAAGGTTCTGCTGCAAGAGGCCGAGTGCGGCCTGAAGCGTCGGCAACGACCAATTCGTTTGCAGGATGTGCGCAGCCTGCTTCATCGCTTCATCAGTCGGCGAGTTGCCGCCACGGTAGACGACGGCGAGCTCCGCCTGCATCTCGACAATCTGCTGATCGAGTTTCGTGGCGATCTGCTGCGCCTGCGGGCCGAGCAGGCCTTGCTTCGCGCCGATGAGTCGAGCGCTATTCAGAAGCGGGAACCCGCCGCCCTGCCATTCCTTCGCGAGGTTATCGACAAGCGGAATCGATTCGTAGGCGAAATCGACGGCCTGACGGAGCCGTACCTGTCCCGGCCCGTTCAGCGTCGAGAGGTATTTCTGAGTCGCGGTCCAATCCTGTTCAGCCTTTGCAAGATCGTAATGTTTCTCGCCAAGCGCGGCTTTAACTGGCCCGGCGATTCTCGCTTCGAGATGTGGCTGTTGGCGGCCGGCAATAATCTCGTCAGCTATTGTGTGCGCCTGATCCTGATTCACGCTTCCGGCAGGAACGCGCGCGGCAGCCATACCGGCAACCTTAACCTGCGTAGCGTTCGTCATTCCCGTTCGCTTCGTCTCGCCAGCCTGCCGCATCCCCTCGGTCGTGACTTGCGTCTGCGAGGTGAGGCTGTCGGCGCTTGTCGGCATCGCCGAGGTGGAGCGCGCCTCGAAGTCGCTGACGGCGTTTCCTGACGGCGGCGGAACGGCTCGCGAAAGGTCCGGCGTCGGCGTTCCTGCGCTGTCCGGCGCAGCATCGCGGCGCGCAAGGTCCGTTGCCTGCTGCTGCGTAAACATCTGCGGCGTCGGGAACGCCTGCGCGGGGCCGATCTTGAGCGTCTGTGCGTAGTCGTTCGGATCGGTGCCGCCCGCCGCCGTGCGGCCCGTTGCCGCTGCTGCCTGCACGTTCGCGTTAAGTCCGGCCTGCCGCTGAGGTGTAAGGATCGGCGCGAGCGTCGCCAGCTTCACGTACGGCATCAGTTCCGGAGGAATTGCCGCAGCCTCCGCTTTCGCCTGCGTTTCGAGCGCGACGCGCTTTGGATCGTTCTCCGGCAACGACTGAATGGCGTCGTGATAGCTCCCCATCCGATCGATGTATTGCTTCGCTTCGGCCTTCTTCTGTTCGTCGTTGTAGGTGCGCTCCAGCAGCGCAAACTTATCCTGCGCGTCCTTCAGCGTTCCTTGCTGGTAGCTGGCCGTGTCCTGCCGCGAGCGTTCCCCAAGCGCGAGTTGTTCGCGTCCAAGCGCGTCCTGCTGATCAGCGCGCCGGTTGGCGTTGTACTGATCGAGGAATTGCCCGATGATCTGCGGAGCGGGGCTGGGGCCGACTGAGATTACGTTAGGCATTACGGTTTAGTCACCACGGTTCCCGGCAGGATTCCGTTAAGGATTCCATTCAGGGAGTTGAGGTCCATGTTACCCACCCCGAGCAGTCCGAGGATGAACTGCCCGATGTTCTTTTCGCGGTCAACGTTGAGGCCCTGCATGCCGAGCTGGAACTGAAGCTGCGCGTTCGCCTGCGAAGCCTGCGCGCTCGCGGCGGCAGCGGCATGCGCGGCGGCAGCTTGCAGTGCGGCGGCATCGACGCCCTTTTCTGCGCTGAACATCTGGCCCTTCAACTGAAGCTCCGACTGATAGCGCGCGAGCACGTCTCCGGTGTCGATGCCGTACTTCTTCAGCGCGTTGTCCTGATTGTCGAGCCACTTCTGAAGGTCCGCGTTCGTGTTGACTTGGAACTTCGTCAGATCGGCGTTGAGGTCCGCGACGTACTTCTGCATCCCAGCGGTCGTGCCGAGCGTGATAAGTGCCGTATTCTGCTGCATCTTCGCGAGGCTCTGTTGCTGAAGGGCGTCGGCCAACTTGCCCGACTGCACGCCGGACAGATCGCTGAGCGCCTGACCTTCATTCTCGCCGAAGCCGCCGCTTTCGAGCCTGCCGGGAGTGAGTGCCGCCGACGCGCGGAGCTGCTCATCGAGCTTCTGCCGCTGCCGCGCGAACATCGGGTCAAGCAACTTCTCCACGTCCGGCCCGTTGTTCGATCCAGCTTCCTTCTGAAACATGTCAATAAGCGACTGAATATCGGGCGGCGGAGTTGCTGCCGGTTGTGTCCCGGCAGGTGGAGTTGCGCCCGGAGGAGTCGTCGAAGGAGGCGGAGTTGCGCCGGGTGGCGCGGTTCCCGGCGGAGTCGTGGCAGGCGGTGCCGTACCGGGCGGGGTTGCCGTTGGAGATTGAGCGGCTGCCTGCGCTGCCGCGTTCTGTGCCTCGATGATTTGAAAGTTGTTCTGCTCCGTGCGCGGAGCGACGAATCCTCCGTTCGGGTCGCCGCCTTGCTGAATAGGGTCGCCTGCGCGATGTCCGGCGAGGTACCAGTCACCGATTGTCAGCCCTTGCGGGAATGCCCGGTATGCTTCCACGTCGGCTGCGGTGATGTTCGCGAAAGCCGGATTCTGCCACGCGAACGATCGGTACCAGTTCGCGGCGGTCTCGGAATTCTTCATCTCCTCGTCAGAGGGTTTCGGCATCGGATTCGCGGCGCTCCACTGCTGCGGCGCCGCTTTCGGAGGCGCGACGGCGTGAATGCGCGGATCAGATGGAGTAGTGGCGGGCGTTGGCGGGACCGGAGTCGTCGGATTTCCCCCGCCGAAAGGATCGCTTCCGATTCCTGAATTCGGAGTACTGGTCGCCAGAGAGCTGACGCGCGGCTGCGTAACCGGCTGCGGATTCATCGCGTCGTTGAACGCGCTCACATGGTCCAGCACGTCCGTGAATGGGTTCCCATTCTTCCCGGTCTGCGCTGGCATCGGAGTGAATCCGCCGCCTACCGGCATCGGCTGCGGCGTGCTGTCGGACTGATTAAATCCGAGCATATCTTCGAAGGTCGCCATTTCGGTCTGTTCGCTTACGGCGCGTAGGTATCGCCGCCGCCCATTGCCGGCGCCGCCGGTACGTTCATCTTCGTTCGGTTCGCGGCGTCGAGCCATGCCTGCTCAGCGGGCGTCGGGTTATCGACGGACCATTTGCCCGTCGCCGGATCAACCTTGACGCGCTCGGGCGTGATGCCGGGAGGAATGCTCGACACTGCCTGCGACGCTTCAGGAGGGGCGCCCGAAATCGAAGGCATTTTCCCGAAGTCAATCGTCGGAACCTTCACGCCGCCCATGAAGGCCGGATTGCCGGTCGCGCTGTTCGGCATCTGGAAATCGGGATTCAGGCTGTTCAAGCCTTTCAAATACTGCTCGGTATAATTGGACGCGAAATCATAAAGACTTTTCGTCTTATCGAGCCGGTAGGTCTCGGACGGCGAAGGTGGAACGGGATAGAAGTTCGGGGTCTGATCGGCCTTTTTGAGGCTGTAGATCGCCAGTGCGGCGTTGATGATGTCGCCCCACTTCAGAGATGAACCGAGGATGCCCGCGCCGGTTGCGGCTCCGGCTCCAGTGGTGGCCGCCGTTCCTGCTGCCGGTGCGGCGCCCGCTCCCATGTAGGTGTCGATGATGCTGTTTCCGCTGCCACTGCTGCCGAACGGGAGACCGCCGCCGCCGGGACCGGGAGGTCCAGCTTTCTGCTTTCCGCTCGGGTCAACGACGGGGGATGCGATTGCGCCAGTTCCGCCGTCGCTGCGCGGCGTGTAGCCCCCGTAACGGATGTTGAGGGGGTCCATCTCGTTGCCATCATCGCCCCACGCATTGTTCGCCATCGCGCCACGGTCTCCGCTGTTACGTGAGCGCCTGCCTCCGAAAGCGAAGTGCGGCTAACGAGCGATAGTGTAACTCAGGTTGCGCGGGCGAGGTTATTCCTGAATGCGTCGGCTACGGCAGCCGCCTCCTCTGAGGTGGAGTATGAACCTAGGTAATACGTCCTGCTGTTGAAGTGCACCTGCGCCTGATACGGATTGGTTTTGTTGCGTTTCTGTATGGCGACCCCGAACGGCAACCCTCTCGAAGACGTTATGCCACGTTTCTTTTCGGCCATGTCGCGGGCGTTGTCGAAGAATGTCCCGAGGAACAAATGTCGGACATTCACGCAGAGCCTCACATCGCACCGATGGAGAACATTCATGCCGTCAGGGATGTCCCCGTACTCAAGCATCCACGCCAGCCGATGCGCGCGAACGTGCTTCATGTCATCCCGATTGGCGACAAAAGTTCCGTACCCGTGAACGTGGTTAAAGGTTCCCATCCAAAGGATGCACCCGCTGTTCGGCTCGGGACACGTGAGCCTATCGAATCGTTCGCGCACTGACAACTTCTTGAGATTCCATGGCCCCATTTGCTGCACCTCATGTTGCGTTAACTTTTGTGCTTTCGCCCCTATGCACCCTGAGCAGCGCGTCGGCCTTGGAAATCGTCCAGTTGCGGCGTCCGCCTGCACCGGTTCGGCTGATCTTAACGGTAACACTTTCGCCGGTTGCTGTCACCGGTAGACGAATGCGCGGATTGCCGATCCATGACGTGACGGGGTACCCGCTCGGGGTCGTGTACGTCACTCCGCGATCGTAGGAGTAGGAGATCGAAAGCGATCCGTTCTGAACCGTTGCAAGGTGAAAGAGGCCCACTTCCAGCAGCGTCGCTTCGTACCTAGCCGCGAACAGCTCGAACGGCTTTGGAACGATGTCATTCGCGATGTTCCAAGTGGTCCCGCCACCCGTCACGATCATATCTCCCACGTCGCTCGTCTCATCAAACCGCGTGGTCGCCGCGTCTCCGAACGAAACGAGCATGCGATTACTGGTCGGGTCGAAGATCATCGCGCGGACTTCTGCGCTCGTCCCGGTCGGGTTCGTATCGAGGTAGGACCACAATCCGCTCTGAATCGAGTAGACGTGAATCTTCCCCCTCTGCGTATAGATCCACACGTCTTTGTTTGCGTGATCGATCGCCAAAAGCGGCGCGTTGTACATCGGTTGCGATTCGACCCAATTGCTGCCGCGCGCGAAGATTTCTTCGAACATGCCCGGAGAATCGATCATCGTCGGTCCCGAGTCCGCGCCGATCTTCATTTTGTAGACGTGGTTTTCACCGATCCAGTAGAGATCGTTGTCGCGCGAAACGTCGAGCGCGAGAGGGCCTATGCAGCCGACAGAAAGAGCGGGCGACTCGGGAAGGATCGGCTCGAAAGGATCGGCGTTGCCTTTGAAGATCCACATGCCGGAGCGCTTGAAAACGACCTTGCGCCCGTTACTGATGATCGAAGCCGTCGATAGCCCTGCGATCTCGGTGAGCGGGTACGTGTTGCGGGCGAGAATCTGTTTCGGGTTGCTGATTTCGCTCCAGATTTCGGCGTCGATATTGACGGTCCCGCTTGATGCTGTCTCCTGGTTATAGAAGGGATATGCGAAGTCGCCGAGCGTAACCTGCTGCCCCCAATTCGCTTTCGCTGGATTGCCGTCTGCTAGGCCGTCCTTGAAGGAAACATCTACTGGCGCGAGAGTGATTGTTGGCGATGCCGTGTTGAAGAATTTACAGCGGATCGTTGCGGATGCGGCGTTAGTTCGAGCAGGGACCGCGCCCGTCAAATAGAACGTGTCCGGATCGCTCGATTCTGTTGCGGTTGAAAGAGTCGTTTCGCGCGATGCTAGGACGTTAGAACCTTCGCACGTCCACGTTGCGCCAACGTCAACCGTCGTCGCTCCCACCGTCGTATTCCATGCTGGCGCGACGAGTCCGCCGGTCCCGGCGACCGTGCACCGGAAAATGTGGCCCGGATCGGCGCCGTCCCATACGAGGTCGCCCACCGCCCAAGCGGTACCAGCGAAGGTGCCGTGATACCAAGGAGCGAAGTAAAGAATTTCAAGCGTAATCGGCATCCGATACGCGGCGCTCAGACAGCGGAGAGCGCTGCGCCACGTTACGTTTTGCGGCGTGGCAGATGCAGCCACGTTGACGATTCCGAGGTTCGGTAGATCGGCGATGCCCGCTCGCTGATAGTAGAAACTGGATGCTGTCGTGGATGTCAAATAGAAACGGCAGACCGTGCCTCCGCTCGCGGCCACGTTTGCTCGCGTGATGTTCGTAACTTGCCACCGGAGCGTATCGGTCAGGTTGTAGGCGTTGCCACCAAGGGCAAATTGTGGGGTAACGGTCACGCGCGCGCCCGTCAAAAAAAGACGGTCAACGAATGACGTAACCGCTCGCGCGCTGATTGTCGAATTGAACGGCGTCATGCTCAAATTTGTGCCGTCGTAGACCGCCATCGCAGTCGGCACGCCAGCGCCGTTATCGAAGGCCAGATACAGCTTGCCGAGGATGTTGGTGTAGCCGGTCAGTCGAATCGAGGCGGTTAGGCCCGCGAGGCCGGTTCCGTATCCAATCCCGTTCGCGTTCTTCGTGTAGAGCTTGTTGTCAAAGCCGTTCGTCGCGACCGTTTTTTGCAGCTCGTTCGTCATGTCCTGCCAGATGGCGAAACCGCTGACCGCATCGAGCGCGTCGTACACGAACGGCGCGCGGCCTTCGAAACGGTTGGGGCGGATCATGTAGTTTCGGAGGACGGAAACGAAGCCATCAGGCAGCGTCGAAGGATCGCCCGCCGAGAATTGGCCGCCGAGTTGAACGGGGATCGTGTTGTGCCGCTTGCCCTTCGGTTTCACTGGATACCAGCTCTCGCCTCGAATACTCCGGCGTGCGCCGTACGGAACACCATCTGCGTTTCCGATTGCGGGTCATCGGGGTCAATCCACCACCGACTGTCAACCGATGGTTTCACGTGAAACATATTCGGGGTAACGCCGAGATCGTGCGCCACGACGACTGCGGCGGCAGCTCCGGCAGCGACAACGGAAACAGGAGTTGACCATCGGATGACGTTCGCGAGATTCGCCGCTGCCGCAGTGTTGATCTCATCAGCATTCGGCTTGCGGACGAGTGAGCGAAGATTCATGGTGACCCCGCTACGCGCGTCTGCACTTTGCGCCGCGAGCGCTCTTTCTCGCCGGGGCTGATGAGGCGTCCCAACTTCGTTTCAACCTGCGTGCGTTTCTCGCTCGCCTCATCCCATCCCATTTTTTCCATCGACACGGCTACGGAGAGGTCAATCGCGAGGAGCTGAAGCCTCGGCGACATGAGAAGGGTATCCGTGTCGGCAGAGAGGATGTTGTCCATTCGCGTCCCCTGCAAAACGACCGTGGCGCGATAGTCGGTCGGGGAGGTCGATGGCGTCGGCCAGAACTCCACGCGCGAGCCTGCGCGGCGGTAGAGCGTCGGCCAGCCTGTTGACGTGCGCGAGTAGAGCCCGAAGTCATCGTTCGCGCCCTGTGGTTCCGAGGACGGCTTCAGGACGACGGTGGAGGGATCGTAGGTGGCGGTGCTCTCCGCGTAGAACATGCCCTCCAGCCAGAGCATGCGCTCAGGAAGCGGCAGCCAGTTTTGTCCCGCGATCGTCACATCCCACCATCGCCAGTTTCGTAGACGCGGAAGCTGATCCAGCATCTCGCGGCCCATCGAAAGGCCGAGCGTCTGAATCTCCTCGATGGCCTGATTGCAGTAGGTCGGGATGAGCGTGTAGTGATCGTGCTGCGAAGGCAGGTTGTCGAGTTGCGCGCGGACGCGACCCTGAAACGATGTTTTCGTTCCAATCGGACCGAACGGAATGTCCGTCTCGGCGGCAGAGGTGGTCACGCTGTCTACTTCGATCCAGCTCACCGCGCAAGTGTAGCAGAACGACCAGTTTCCATTTTCACGCCTTGCGCGGCACGAAAAGTGAACTTAATTTTTTTGCGCCTACAGGAAAGGAGTGGCACATGAAAAAGATCTTCGTTATCGTTCTTCTAATCCTTTGTGTTGGTGTTTGTGCGGCGTCGGCTGACTGCCCAGCCATCAATAATATCGACGATCCGCCATGTGGCTGCCCATACACCGTAACCGGATCATGGTCTGCTGAGTTTGATTACGAAGACTCATCACGGATATTCGGCAGCGGAGATATTTTGACTGACTGCGATGGAGACGACGAACTCCGCACTGCCGAGTGGTCGTATTGGTGCCCGAACGGCCCCGACGATGAACAATGCATTGCACGGCAGCACTACTTCGGGCAGTAGGCTACACCGTTCGCCATGCGGCGCCGTCGTAGAAAACCGGCACTACGACGGCGCCGCCACCTACCGCGACAGCCCCGTACGTTGGCGCAAGGGCATCCGTGACGAACGCCCGCATGCCCTGCGTGCCGGCCGGAAGAGTGGCGACGGTGTAGCCCTTCAAAGTGATCGGCGCGACGACTGTAACGCCCTGAGTCGTCGCGCTGATCGTAAGGGCGGCGGTGCTATTCGTTCCAAGAATGAGCGGCTTGCTGGCGCGCGTGCCGATGATTAAGCCGTTCCCGGTGAACGAATCAATCTCGTTGTAGCCGCCCATCGTGACGCCGTATCTTGTGATTACGCGGCCAGTTCCGTGCGCGATTCCCTGCAAGGTTGCGGTATCGGCGGACGCCCTGAAGGCGGCAAGGGCGGCGGTTCCTGAGGCATTCGAGTTGCTGATGATCGCGATCGTATTCTCGTTCGCGGCATCGGCGATCGTGAGGAATTGCCCCCCTGTCCCGCTCGGGGCGGCGCCGAGGCCGACGTTTCCGGAGGACTGGAGCGTGTCCGTCGTTGGGCCGATCAGTGCTGGATTCGTATCAACTACGAACTTTGTCCCTGTTCCTGTCTGCGAAGCAATCGCAGTAGCGTTTCCGACCGAGGTAATCGGCCCCGTCAGGTTCGCGTTGACGGTCGCGGTTCCGGTCGTGTTGCCAGTGCCGCCCGCCGCGATCGGGAGAACGATGGTCGTATCTGTCGAGTCGGAGCGGACCCATCGGCGGGAATCGTATACGACGACGTAGCTGCTCATGGCACATGCCGCCACGTTCTCCTTGTGACGATGATTGACACTCCGCCTCTACTCAGGCCGAATACCTTCGCGATTTCGTGCTGAGGTACGCCAACTTCGGACATCTTTCTGATTTCTGCCACGCACGCAGCTGTCAGCTTAGATCGCCTCTCGCCGCGGAGGACACTATCCGGCGCACGGCGCGACCAGTGATCATCTCCGCGCTTTATCTTTTCTGGATGAAGACGAGCGCCGTTTTTGTCACCTACCGCCAACAACCCGAGTTTGGCGGCGTGCGTGATGTTTTCTTGGATTGTGCACCATTCAAGGTTCGTGAGTTCGTTGTGTGTCTTGATTCCGTCGATGTGGTTCGCCTGCAAATGCGGCTGAGGTCCGACAAACGCATCCAGAACAAGCCGGTGAACGTATTGGCTAAACGCGATGCCATCCACCGACAGGCTCACCACTGGGTAACCGTTTCTCAGGCTCCTTAGGCTGAGAATCCGCCCCGAGTCATTGCGTTTAACTCGACCACCGGAAGAAACAGAGTAAGTGCCTTCGTAGCCGTAGACTGGACGCCATGATTCCATTTCAGCAAACCCCCGCTCAAATTATACAAACCACATAGTTGTTACTTCGCTGGTTTCACCGTTAGCGTTCACAAAGCGGAATTGCAAAAGCGTTTGCCGCTGATCCTCGAAACGAAGCAGAGTGCCAACCGGGATGTAGAGGCCTTCGTCGGCGGTCGGATTCGTGCCGTCCGTTCGCACACGAATGCCACCGGACTTGATGGAGATGAGAGCATGTCGCGCGTCGGACGGCAGCGCGGTTCCGGCAGCAACGGCGCCGGTCAGGAGCTGCGCTGCCGTTGGCGTGTAGCGCGCGTAGCCTTTGCCGCTCCAGTTGGCCTGCAACAGATCGGAAGCGCCCTGTTGGCTGATGTACGGCTGCCATTCTGCGGCAATGTTGATCTCGGCTGCTGACATGATTCGTCTCCTCTAGTACAAAGCCCCGGTTGCCGCATCGAAGTGTCCTACACGGACTCCGCAATGCACCCCGAAACGCGCATGCGCTTCCAGCTTCGCGCGCTTGCAGAACCACAAGTCCTGCGTGAATGATGGCGTCGTTTTGAACCACGGATTGTTCTTCGTATTCTTCACGCGACGGAAGAGATCTTTACGCCACAAAGCGGCGCCCATCGCGATTCCGTTGCATTCGATGACCTTCCCGCGCTTGATGGCATCGACGACGGAGAGCGGATGGAAGTTCAGCTTTCGCTTATCAAACGTAGGCTTACCGAACGCCATCGGAATCGGAGGGTCAGTCTTGATGAAGTAGAGGCCCGAAACGGCGTCGTATCCCTGATGCCCTTTCGCGCACTTCCACTTCGGCGAGAGCACTTCGCCGCCACAATCGGGGCAGGTCATGATCGCTTCGAGCAAGCGGATCGGCGTCTCGCTCGGAAGTACGTTGTCCTCTTCGGTCGTGAGGATGAACGGCGAATCGGCGAAGAGGTCCGCGTATTGCGGCTGAAAGCCCTGCCGGAGTTGCTTCCGGTCCATCGCCAGCTTGACGAGATAGTTGTAGGCCGACGCTACTTCCATGTTCTCCGTCGCGAGGAGTGGGCTGCGCAGGTGATTCGTCGGCCATTGCAGCGAGAGCCATGAACAGACCACGTTCGTGTAGATGCGACCGCGCGTCGGGCTGATCCACACCACGCCTTGCTCGCGGAACAGCTTCGCCTTTTCGGTCGCGTCTACGTTCTTCGGCTTGAACGAGGTCGCGGAGAGGTGTTGGCGGCCCGCCATGATCGCCGTAGGGTGTTTGATGATGCCGCTGATGGGCCTACTTGCCATCTGAAACCCTTCCACCGAAGGCCGAGACGACGTACTGCGGGCGCTCTAAATCACGCTGCTTTTTGAAGACTGAGCGCACGTCGGAAAGCGTCACTGTTTCCTCTGCCATCTTCCAGCCGTGCATGTAGATTTGAGATCGTCCAGCATCTAACGCAATGCCGAGGACGTAAGCCAGCCAGCCCTCGTTGAACTCGTTGGAATCGACAACCGCTATCGAAAACCCGCTCGCGTCATTTGCCATGCCGGTCATCTTACCTGACCGCGAGGATGTACGGGTAGAAGTGCCCCACCTGCGTCACTCCATCAGCCATCGTGATCCCATACGCGCCGGGAGTCACGCCGACAGCCGCGACGAGCGAAAGCGTGATGAGCGAGGCGGTGATGACCGGAGCGGATGCGTTAGTGATCCCGCTCGCATACGTGGTGACGTTCGCAGCGGTGAAGCGCTGCCCTACGAGTAGAACCGTTTTTGCGACGGTGCGAGGCATGAAGAGCGGCGCGGACTGGCTGAGGAAGTTTCCCGCGCTGTCGGTGATCGCGGTAACGATTCCAGGCTCACTCTCGTTCAGGTCGCGAAGGGAGTATTGCGGCGGGCTATTGAGCCGACGCGCGGACTCCGCTTGAACCTCGGCGACGTGCCGCTGCTCATTCGCGAGCCATTCGGCAGTGTAGGTATCAACGCACATCGGGCAATGCTCGCGCCCATCTTCGACGGTGATGTCCTCTTCAGGGACTTCGAAGCGGCACGTATCGCAGCGCTTGACGCGGTGAGAATCAATAATGCGCTGATCGTGATCCCGCGCGTGATACTCCAAGGGTTCGATGTGGCGCCGCTTGATGAACCGGACCATGCCGTCAGTGTAGCAAGGTCCGGTTCATCGTTGTGGAGCGCTTACGAGGTCGGGTATCCGGCGATCCCGCGCCAGTCGCGATGGTACGAGGCGCCGCGCATGGTCACCTTGTACTTCACGGCGTTCGCGTCGAAGTCAACGTTCTCGTCGTACTTCGGCTTCTGGCGCCATTTCCAATGAAGCGGGTTGCGGTTCTTCGAAATAAGCCACCAGCCAGCGTAGGACGCGCCGAGGTACTTGCACTGGACCGGCGTGATGTCCTCGGCCATCAGCATGTTCTTGTTCCAGTTGTGCGTATCGAGCTGGCGATCCGTCTTCAAGATTTCGCCGACCCGCATGTTGTTCGCGGGGCCGTAGAGCAGGATGTACCCGCCCGTGTTTTCGATCCAGTCGCCGCGATCGTCGAGCTGCGTGTCAAGCGCGGTGACGGCTGAGTAGAGGTTGGCCTGCGAAAGCGATGCGGCGGTCGTAACGTTGCTCTGCGTCTGCGGAGGATTCTTCAGCGTGACGTGCGAGGCGGAAAGAAGCGCGAGTCCGTCGCGGCCTGCGTACGCTCCGGCGGTCGTACCGTTGAGGATCTTCGAAGCCATCGTCTGCTCTACGCGGATCGTGCAGGAGCGCTTCCAGCGCCGCATCACGTCCTGATAGGAACCCATCTTCGCGAGGTTGGTTCCGTCCCACGGCCCGGAGTCGGCGATGTCGTCGAGGTCTTCCTGCGCCATGCGGAATCCGCGGCCATAGTTGACCGGGATGACGCGCAGCTCGGGACCGACAACGTAACTGTCGTAGTCGATGTCTTCCAGCGTGGCGCGCTGAAGCGGAGCACCGAGGCCGCCGATCTGGATGTCAACGAACTCGCCGCGACCGAACGAATCGACTTCGCAATACTTCGGATAGACGGCGGTCTGTTCGGGCGTCTCGGCTTCCCACGCCTCGTCGATGAGGTCGCGGATGATGTTGATTGCGTCTGCTTTAGTCCAGTAAGTCATGGCGTCGGCTCCTTACATCGCAATCGCGGCGTCAGCCGGGACGAAGTAGACGAGAGGGTTGGAGTCGCCATCGGCAACCGCGACTCCGGTATCCCACTCGACGGCATCGATGATCGTGCCGCACGTGGACGCGCCGCCGGACTTCACGACGACCGAGCCGTTGGAGAACATGTAGAAGCCAGCGGTGAGGCCGCGATGGACGGAGCCGATCCAAGACGCAATCGAAAACGTGAGCTTCACAGGGAGGCCCTTTTCGAACGCGAAGTAAACGGCGTTGGCGAGGCCGTTGGCGGTGAGGTTCTGCCCGGTCGATACGGCAAGACCGACAAGGCCGGTCGATTGCGCCTGCGAGGTCGCGCCCATGCCGATGAACTGGCCGGTTGTGCGGACAAGCAATGCGCCCGCTGGATAGGTCTGCGATGAGGCTTCCGGTTGGCTGCGCACGATCGCGCCGGTTTTTCTACGACCGGGGCGTGCGATTACGGCGGTTGCGCCAGTGACGGCCATGCTGTCCTCCGAACATCAACGTTGAGAAGTCGATGCGTAGCTCGTGAAGGACAGGTTCCGCCGAGGTTCAGGCTGGACCCGAATGCGAGTCTCGCGGGTACTGCGTTACGAAAAGTGTTGCACGCTCATCCGTTTTTTGCAAGCCAGCTTGTCATGACGGCGAGCATGGGGCCGAACTGACCCCACGGAAGCGATGCGGATTCGGGGGTTACCCACGGCATGTTCGGTGCGTCAGCCGTGGGCGGCGGCGCTCCGGGAGGCATTGCGGCGGATGGCGGCGGCATCTGACGCGGCGGAAGGCTTGCGCCTTTTCCGTAGGGACTCGGTTCGCGGCCCGGAGGCTCCGGCATCGGCGGCTTTGGATCTTGCGGCGGAGGGGCGCCCGGAGGCGTTGGCGTTGGCATGTTAGTAGGTGTCGCAGATCGGCCCGAGGCCGGTCACGAAAGTCCCGAGGAGTGATGCGACGGTCGTAAACGTGCCATACGTTCCGCCGGTCAGCTTTCCGGCGGTGAAGTTTCCGAGGACGTGCGTGCGGAACTTGTAGCCGGTGTTGTTCGCCTGAAGAACGACGAAGTATTTTCCGGGTTTTGCGGCGTACGCGACGGCGAAAGGAACCTGCTGGTATGCGGCGGTTCCAGATGCGGCGGTCGATGCTGTCTGCGCGGCGGTGATGATGGCACCCGTCGAATCGGCGAGCGAGATTTGGATGTTCCCGGCCACAGCGGTCGCGTTAAGAACTGCTACGCCGGTTAGAGTGCAGTTGCAAGGGATGAAGATTTCGGAGACGTACGATTCGGTCGTGGCCGCAACCTTTTCCGTGCCGTCCGTGGTCGCAAGCGGGGCGGAGCCGCCCGAATGGAAGACGGTCGGATTGGAGGCGAGAATCAGCCCTCCGGAGCCGACTGTGACACCGCCAGCGCCGCCATTGACACCGCCAGCGCCGCCGCCGATCGCGCCAGTTCCTCCCGAAAACGTGATACCGGTGTCGAGGGTGACGTTGCTCTTGAGTGTGAGGCCTGCACCCGCTGTCGCCTCGCTGATCGTATCGGTGCGCAGGTTGCCGCTACCTGATGGGCCGGTCGTTGACGTTTCTACGTTCGATCCGAAGTTGGTCGGAAGTGATGCGGTGTTCTGAGTAGCCATTCGTCACCTCGATTTCGAAAGATGGTAGCACGCTGCTACTCGCCGCCGCCCATCAGATCGAGAAGCAACTGAATTTGCGTTGCGTCGGCATCCAGAGCCGCGTCTAATTCGGAATGAAGGTCCGCGCGACCTTCAGTCGTTGACGTATCGACCGATTTGTTGGTGACCATATCGCCGGTCAGTGGTTGGTAGTTGAGTGTCCAAAAGGCCATCAAGTGTTTCCTCCTTTATGCGACTTTTTCGACTTCGAGAGTAGAACCGACGAGGATAGAACTAGTCCCGGAAGACACGTTCTGCGCGAACTGCACAGTGAAAGTGCCGCCAGCGTTTACGGTAATGGTGCCGGTGACGATGTATGTTGACGACGTACCACCGCTAGGGTCTGCTGTCGCGGCGCCCAATGCCGTGACTCGCGTCGCAGGCACCGCAGTAGCGCTGTCAGACGAAATCATTACAGGGATAGCGATTAGCGAAGTCGCCGTGCACGTGCCAGCCAATGCGATTTTACCGAGACCAACCCCGTTTACGGTCGCGAACAATGTAGCCCTGAACAGGTAAGTTGCGCCAGCAAGAAGAGTCACGCTGAGCCCCGGTATATTCGCCAGCGTCGTGTTGGTGGTTTTGTCGAATTGCGCGCTGACTCTGACCACCATGCCAGAGCGGACGATGCCGTTGGTGAACGGCTGCGCTACGGAAGTAGCGCCGGTCGTTGTACCGTCTGCGGCTAGACCGCCGGACCCCGCTGCTACGGTGATGTCTACTCCTGGCATACCCTCACCTCGAAACGGCTATTTCGGCGGGAGCGGCTTGAGCGGCCTGCCCCGTTCGTCCTCAAGGATAGCACCTTGCTGTTCGAGACGGCGCAGCGTGTTCTCCTCTTCCGCCGATGTGGCGCGCTTCCCGTCGCGTTCCTGCTGGAGTCGCTTCTGTTCGGCCTGATCCTGATCGTAGAAGACTTTCTCGCGCGCCCAGACGAGTTGTCCGTTGTGAACGATGTGGCCTTCGCCATCCCATTCCCACAGGTGAGGATTCTTCGTCCAGTCGGCTTTCGAGCAGAGGACGTAGTGATTCGAACGAAGGACGGAGACCTTGTTTTGGTCCTTCGGATCGCACCATGTGAACTGATGCGCCTGACCTGGATTCATCGTCAGAAAAACATCCGATACTCCGCCCTCGTGGCCGATCGTGGTCAGAACGAAAGATGCATCACCGACCATGCGCGAGCGCGACCAATCGGGCGGAAGATTCAGCGCGCAATCGCCGTAATTCGTGTAGTCGCGCGGGTTTGGTACTACGCTCTCTTCTGATTTCGCGGTTGCCATCTAGTTCCCCTTTTCTCGCGCGAGCCGGTCGCGTCGGCGTTGAAGCATCTTGTCTTTATCGTAGCCGAACGCTTCGGCCATATGCGCGATGTCGCGCTGAGCGTCTGATGAAAGCGGTACGGCTCGCGTGTTCCCCGGCGGCGCAGCGGCAGGCGCAGGGCGGGATGATCCGGGCGGCGCGATGATCGTTGGCGGAGGCTGCGGCTGCGCGACCGGGTGCGGCGCGGGTGCAGGTGCGGCGCTACTCCTGCCAGTCAGGTCGAGCCATGCTTTCGCGATCACGTCGGCCTTCATCGGCCCGCCCTCGGTGTAGTACGGATTCGGCGCTTCCGGTGTCGGCTTCAACGTGATGGCCGAGTAGACGGAGACGAGCCGCACGCGATCATTCAACTCGGATTCAGGAACTCCGGCCGCGCGCAACTTCTGCATGGCGGAGTCGAAGGCCGCGTTCGCGACTCGGCGGTCCTCGGCGGCGCGTTCCTGCTGCTGCCTCTGCGTCAGTTCCGTAAAGACTTCGCGCTTCGTCTCTTCACGCGATGCGGCAAGTTGCGCCTTAAAGCGCTCGTCGTTCACTTCGTTGAGCAGTCGGCGCGCTTCGTCGGGATCGGTCCACCAAAGTTCCTTGATTTTTTCTTCACGCGGATCGGGGGGGGGAGGAGCCTGCGGAGCGGCAGGGCGTGTCTGCTGCTGTTGCTCCGCGACGACGCGCCGCGCGGTGTCTTCGATCTCCCGCTGCCGTTGCCCGCGCTGAAGTTCTTCGCGCGCGTTCTTCGCTTCCAACTCGGCGGCTTCCCGTTTCTCGCGCTCCGAAGTCGCCGCGGCGATGATCTGCTCGGGTGTCTGCCCTTCGTAGCCCGTTGGCGCCGCCGGAGGTGCCGCAGTTGCCGTCGTTGACGGGGGAGGTGTCTCTTCCGTCTCACCAGACGACGCCGGGAACGACTGCACGAAGTCGGCGAGATTCGCTACTGAGTCAATCTCGGTTCCGTCGTGCCGCTTGCGGCGCTCACGAGTTGGGGTCTGCATCGCTTCCTCCTGCCTGAGCGTCGCGCTTCCGCGCAGCTTCGGCCAATACGCTGTCGATTCGCTTCAACATCGAAGACGCCCCATGTGCGGCTCCGGCGTCGAATTCGTACGCGCCTCGCTCGTTCGAATGCCGCGCGATCGCCAATTCAACGGAATGCAACTGAAGGCCGCGCACCAAGTTACGAAACAGGGGGTTGCTGAGGAGGTCCCGAAGGTGCTCCGGCGTTGTTTCCTCCGGCTGCGGGAAGATTCGGGTTAGGTCCACTTGCGCTTTGAGCATTCGTTTCTCCTGCGCCGATTCCTGCATTCTCGGCTGCGGCTACTTCCTGTTCGGGCGTCATCTTACCGGTGATGCTGAGCTTCACCGGCACTTTGGGCGGTTGCGGCGGCTGCTGGAGCTTGGCTTTCAGCGCCTCATTCCGTTCGTGAATGATCGCTTCAATTTCCGGCATGAGGTCGTAGTTTTCCTCGTCCGTGACGATCTGACCCATCAACTTGCGCATCATCTGCTGATCGCGCTCGATGATCTTCGCGAACGCGGAAACGGCGCTTTGTGGAAGCGGCTTGTCGATGTTGACGATGGCCGCGATGATCTTCGCGATGTACTCGCCATCCGACATCAGCGCTTGCTTGCGCATCATGATCTGCTGCGGGTCTTTTTCCTCGCTCAGCGCTTCATCGGCAGCGGTGAGGGCGATGCGGAAATTGTCGAGCACGTCGCCAACCGGGAAGCGGAACGGAATCTCAATTGTGGCCTTTTCATCCTCGTCCCAAACCGGCAGCGTTTCGCCGAGCGGTTGGAACTGACGGCGCGTTTCGGCGTCGAGACGAAGCAGGCGGCTCAGCTTCAGCGAAAGCCGCGCGAGGAACATGGTTTTCACCTGCTCGGCATGCTCGTACGCCTTTTCCGCCGTACCTACCGGAGTCCGCCCTGATGGTTTGCCGCCTGCCGTGAATTCGTTTTCCTTCGAGTCAAGCTGCGACATCGACAGGAAGAATTTCAGCAACTCCAGCATCGAGTAGTGCTTCTCGCCCGCCGCACACGTTCCCCACTCCTTGTCCTTGATGCCCGGAATGTGCTCGCCGGGGTAGATGACTTTATGGGCGTCGAAGTAGGCCGCCACGTCAGGCGCATTCGGGTCGTACCAGTAGAGCAGCGTTCCGGCGATGTGCGCGCCTTTGATCTCGCTCTGCGCCGCGTACGTGAACATGGTCTGGTGATAGAGCATGCGATCAACGGTGCAGTCGCCCTCGTCCATCTGATCGACCAACTCGTACGGGCGGCAACGGTGCTCGTAGTCGTTCATCCAGCACGTCATCAGCTTGCCGGAGCCGAGATGGAAATCGCCGACTAGGGATAGCCGCTTCTGCTTCCACTTCTTCTTTCCGTCAGCCGTCGTCGGGTCTTGCGGGTCAACATACTTCACGTCCCAAAAGAACCATGTCAGCCAATTCGGGACCATCTGCGTTTGCTTCGACGCCGACTTGCGTTCCGTTGATTGCGCTGCACGAGTGCGGAATTCATCAACCGCATCGACGGTCGCAGCCGAAAGTGAAATCGCTTCGGCGTCATCCTTGACGAGGAACAACTCGCCCGCCGCAAATCGCTTCGCCGTTTCATCGGGACGCATGTACTTGCGCTCGGCGAACCACGGCGCGCGGTCGATGCCATCTTCGTCGTAAAGGAACTCCACCGGCATCATTCCGTTCGTGAATGGGACGAGATACCACTTGACGAGATCGCCCTGCATCCGCGTCTCTTCGTATTTGTCGTCGAGGTCGATGTAAACGCCATCGCTCTTCGCGTTGGCGCTCGTCCGTTCGCTCGGATCAGCGACGACTTTCCACCAATACGGCGAACCGGTGACGGCGCCCTTGATGCCGCGCATGAGTTTCGGGCCGATCTGGATTCTCTCGCGCATCACGAAATCGTACCCCTGCTCTAAACGGTGCGCCGCCAACTCTGCGGTCTGCTTTTCGGCGGTTACGATGTTGCGTGGGGCGGGTGGAGCATCCATGCCGGGAGCGGCGGGCATCGGCGGCATTGGCACTTGCTGACCAGGGACGTCGTACACGGCTTTCAGATACGCATCGAAGGAGAAAACGGGACGTGGGCGCATCGCCGCGTTGTAGACGCTGGCGATGATTTGATCCGCCGGAATGCGCGCGATCGGTGCGGGGTACATCGAACGCCCGCCGTCCGGAATCGGCACTTTGATCGTGCGGTAGGTCTCTTTGTTTTCGACAGAGCGATTCCAGATCGGCACCCAGTCTTCGTACGTCGTGTCCATCGACGTTTTGAGGAATGCGTTTACTTTGATCAACTCTTCGTCGCTGAAGATGACGCGTGTGTGGCCGTTCGTGTCCATCTCCAGTTCTACCGCTTCGACTTCGTAGGAGAGGAGGTCGGAGAGCTTCAATTCGGACCCCGAAACAATGGCGCCCAGTGCGTTGGATTGACAACTTGGCACTCGTCGTTTTCCCAAGTCGCACCATTGCCGCCCTCAGGCGCAGCCACAAACTTATTCACGCCAATCGGGCAGAAGGTGAACTCGCCAGCGCTAGGCAAGGCGTCATGAACATTGATCCATTTGGTTTCGCGATTCGGGGACGCCCATTTTTCATCAACGGCATCCGAAATAACATCCTTGATGCTCATCGCGCATACCTCGTCGGCGGCGGAACAAACGCTCGCGAATCAACCGGAATCCCGAGAATCGGATCAATCGCAACGCGCGGCGCTACGGCTTTCGGCTCAGCATCAATCCGTCGCGCCGCCCGAAGCACCGATCCGGCCATCGCGAGCGTATCGGCGATTCCGTCCTGATCGGCAACCTCGTTTTTCGGCGTGGACTTTATCAACTTAAGCTCTTGGCGCGTGATGTTACCACCGAAGCGGTCAGCGCCCCGCGAATCGCGGTACGGCGGCGCGAGGAGGAATCGGTAGACGTTCATCGGTTCGGCGACCGCTTCTTTCAGCCGCACGGCTTTGATTCCGCGCATTTGCTTGACCTTCGTCATTCGCGAGGCCATGCGACGAAGCCGCCGATCCGTTTTGATGAGGTGCTGAATGTAGGCGTCCTGATTCGCCGCTCCGTCGAAGCCGATGATGCGCGGATGCCAGATTTCATCGACGTAGACGAGCGCATTGATCCACCCTTCGACGCCAGATCGGTCGCTCAGTGTTTCGAGCTGAAATTTCACGCCGTCAGGGTCTTGACCGATGCACGAGACGCCCCAATTGTCCGTAAACTTCTGTTCGGACCACGCGGGGTCAACAAGAATCGCGCGATCGAGTTCCTGCCACGGATCGTAGCTGATGATGTCCGCGTTCTGCCGCCAATCTTCGAGCAGTTCGCCCTTCGCGTCGTAGATTGGCGGACGTTTCGGATTGCGAACTGGTTTGCCGAATTTATCGCGGCGAAAACGGGCCACGAGAAAGTGTCCGCGCTTCTGCCAGTTCGGATTCGGATGCTCGTACGGGCCGAGCCACCAACGGTTCGGATCATCGACCATATCGGGCGGAAACAGGCGCAGCGTGCCACCGGTAGCGGACAGGAGATACTGATTCCACCATACGCGGTAGCCGTCCTCGTCTTCCTCGCCGGAAAGAACGTGCTCCTGCTCAGTCGTGATGCGCTCGGATGGAAAAATCTGCGGACAGGTCGGTTTGCCGCGCTCCAGAATGTTCGTGATCTTGCCCTCGTGCTCTTCGATCGGAACCCGGAGAGTGAAGCAATCAGGGATCTTGCAAAGTTCGGTGTCGTCGTCGTCTTCATCGTGCTTCGTGCCGACTTCCAGCCGCCGAATGACGCGCGTCGGCATGTAGAAACCGGTCATGCGCTTCATGTACTTTTTCACCTCGCGCATTTCGGCGATCGAGGTCAGATCGGTGATCAAATCGTCGGTGACGAACGTGTCGTAGTGTGCGGCTTCGTCCGTGGAGTTATATCCGCCCGCCTGAATCGTTTTCTGCGGATGCGAGATCGTTCTGCCGCCGAGAGTGATGCGCTTTTGCCCGATCATCTTCGTCAGGTCGCCATCAGGGATGCGTTCTGGGAAAAAGTCGCGGTACGTGCCCGACAAAATCGTCTGCGCGATCTGCTCACAAAACGCCCATGCCATCGGGTCAATCGCGTGCGTGATTTTGATGGTCTTGTTCGGGTCTTTCGTGGCGATGAAGAGCGTCGCGCCGTGCGTGATGGTCGAAGACTTGTAGAGGCGGCGAAAAAGGCGGAAATTGAGGATCGCGGGCCGCATCAGCGAGCCGTTGATGAGCAGATCGATCTCCGCGCGACCCTCTGAAGTCCTCCACGGGCGCTCTCCGAACCGCGAAAAGCGCGTCGCGAAGCCGAGGCGCAGCTTTCGCGTCACGTACCCGTCGAGTTTCGGATTTTCGAGCGTTTCAATCAGCCGATCCGTGAGACCGCAAGCCATGTAAGAGAGCGGCATGTGAATCTCCGGCACGAGATCGGTGTGCTTGCAGATTTGCTTCGTGAAAAGGTACGAATCTTCAAGGATTGCGGCCTTCAGGCGCTCGAAAGCGCCCGTTGAGAGGCTGCGGCGCCGGTCGCGGGAGACGATTGCCGCTTCGGCATCCTCCTGATCGTCGAGAGGGTCGCTCATTCCTGCACGATTTCGGCGTCCCGTACGCCTTCGATCAGCCCCGCGGGCCTGCGAAGCTGATTGATCTGCGCCATTTCGCGCAGAATCTCGTCCAGCTCCCCGCCGTCCACTTCCTTACGTGTTACGTTTTCGTTACGGGTCATGATGGCCTTGCGATCAAGCGGCTTGCCCTCTGTCCGCTCGATGCCCATCTCGGCAGCGCGAAGGTGAACAGGATCGGGCATCTTGCTCTCGTCCTGACTGAGGCCGTGATCAACCGCTTTCGCCACCAGCTTGTAGGACTTCTTGTGTAACTCCTTTTTCATCTCCCGCATGTCCTCTTCGGCGGCGCGCAGGCGGTCCTCGATGTAGCGGTCGAGAGCGGTACGCACCCACGTCCGAACCTGAGGGATCACATCGGAATGCGGATAGCGGTCGAAACGGTGCCGGATCGCGTTGATGTGCAGGCCGAAGTGATCGGCGATGTCTTGGTGCTTCCAGTCGCAAGCCAGCATCGCCGCGATCTTGATATCCATCACGACGGCATCGTAGGTGATCTCTTTGGCGCCCGGAATCTCTCTCGGTCGCCCGACTGGTCGGCCCGTCGTTCGCGGTTTTGCCATTCCGCGAATCAGTGTAACATTCCGCTCCATGGCGACTGAACAGACGGCGACCACTCCTTTTCTGAATCCTGCCCCCGGACGCTGCATTGTGCGAATCGTGCCGCGACTACTGCAAGCCGAAACGAACGAAGGGCTTAAGCTGGAACTTGACGGACGGTGGGAGCACCAGCCGATGGTGGGCGTCCTGCTCGTCGTAGGCGATCCGCGCAACGAAGCTGAGAAGATCATCGCCGATTGGGCGATTGCTGAGCAGGAAGCTGGCAACCTGTTCGTGTTCAGCCAGTACGGGTCAGGCTCACCGTACTGGAACGACAGCATGAAGACGCTTCTGTCGGCGGGCTACGACTTCCGATGGCTGCAAGGTCTGCGGCTCTTCGACATCGGGCAGCTCGGGGCGACGATTTCCGGCGCGGGTCAGTATGGAGAGGTTCCTGTGCCGCTGGAGGCCGCGAATTGAGCGCCCAAATCGGCCGCGTCCAGTGGTCGAAACTCGGAATCACGATCTACGACGGCGAAGGATCGTTCGTCAGCCGCATCGAGCACCCGAAGGACCGGCATTTCTTCAACGAAATCATCGTCGCGGCGCTACGCAAGGTCAGCGAAGAGCAGGCCAAGCGGCGGATGTTTCGGATGGATGACGCGGAGGCGGGCGAAGTGGTCGGAGCGGCGGTTTAAGCGCTCAACTTTCGCATGATCGCCTTCGTCAGCTCGGCAATCGCGTAGGCGTAGGCTTCGTCGCTCCCGCTGCACAACTTGATGCCGATTCGGCGGAAGAGCATTTCTACGGCGTGGAAGATTTCATGCACGAGGTGTGCGTAGTCGGAGATTTTCATCACCCCCTGCCACTCATCAAGCCGCATTACGGTTTGCCCGCCCTCCAACATCGTGCAACTGCCGCGTCCTGGATGCGGATCGCGGATATTTTTCTCATCGTCATCGGTCAACTTCACCTTCAGACGCTTTAGCTTTGCGAGCACTTGCGTGTCAGAAGCGCCGATCGCCACGAGTACATCGAAGGGATAGCCGGGGTGCTTGACGATGAACATTCGCGGCGCAGCGGGACGACGGGAAGCCATCCGCTACGTGTACGCGATCCGCACCGTAATCGCCGTAGAAGGTCCGGTGCTGCCAGCCGTACCGCCCGCAGTAGTCGAAGCGCACGAAAGCGCCGTTCCGAACACGAGGCCGGCGGGAATCGGAATGTTCACGGTCGTAGACGCAGGCAACAGGATCACCATATCAGGCACCGTCGTTCCGACCGTGACCGATCCAGCCGCTACGTTCCAGAGCTTCAGGTAGGTTGCCGCACCGTTGGCCGAGTTATCGGCGTAGATGTAGCTCACGGTCGCGGAGGAGGCTTTCACGGCGACGGCAGTTGAGGAATTCGCCGTGTCGGTGAAGAGCGAGGTTGAGAGGGTGGAGATGGTTTGATTTGTGACGGCCATCAGCTACTCCCCATTCGGATCGGCTGGAACGAAGTAAACGATTTTCACGTCATCGCGAACGACTTCATCGAGGATTTGGACGCGCTTATCGAAGGTTACGGCGGCATCGGCGGCGAAGGTTTTGTAAAGGCACGCTGTCGCTTCGAAATAGTACGGCGTGGACATGGCGAAGCGCGGAAAGACCACATCGTCGCTCACGGCAAATCCTTCGCCGGAATTCGCACGGCTCGCGCACCAGCTCCGACCGAATAGGCGTCGGGGTTTTCGGAGAGCGCGTTGATGGCTTTGCGCCGCGCTTCGGTGAGGGCTTGCGGGTTATCCATCAACTCTTCGCGCGATACGACGACGGCCAAGGACGCACGGAAACGGGCGTGGACGAAGACGCCATCGGTGTCGAAGTCGCGGACTTCCTCGGTGTCGATGTTTTGCGGGTCGATCATGTCGGGAGTGTAGCAGATGGATCGTTGTATTCGCTCGGATGAAGCGCGAAACCCATCCTAGACGGCGGGGCTGGTAGGGGCATCCAATGGGTGACGGGAGCCGCAGTCATTCCAGCCTTTTCCCATCCGTATTCGGCGGAGACGTAGCGCCCGAAACTAAAAGCCCATGCGCCGCTGCCGATGCTTGAAAAGCAAAGAACGAGCGTTCCGAGAGGTTCCGGCAGGCGTTCGGTGACGGGAATCCAGCGGGGAAGCGTAACGACCTCGCGCCAAATCCATCGGCGACTCTCGCCGCGATCACGGATGAATTCTCGCTGCGCGGTGATCTTCGCGATGCCGTTTTCGGGGTCGAATTTCCCCATCCGGATAGTCCGGTAGATATCGCGACCTGAACCGTTCTGGCAGTCGGGGTAGGGGCACTTCGGAATGCCGGAATAGTCGTGCTCGGCGCAGGTGTGTGTGCCCCAGTCGTATTCAGGCAGATGAGCCTCGATTGTTAGCCCGTGCGGCTTCTGAAAATCGACAGAGAAACGCTGCTTTACTGGGTATTTTACGGAGTCACCGACTTGCGGATCTTTGGCGGTCAGGCGCTCTATCTCGGCGATGAGGGTGTCGATGTGCGGGTTCGGTACGTCGCGCTCGGCGTTGTCGGCTCGGATGGCTTCCAGATCAATCGGCACTCAGAGCCTCCATTCAAGCGGTATCTCGCGCCCACCATCTAACTCTTCTGTAATAAACCAGTTCGGAGGATTGATAGCTCGCTTGCTCATGTTGCCGATGACAACATGGTCACCCCCGTAAGTGGCGAGGTTTGCGATGCGTAAATCTCCGTGAGCGCGAGCGTCGATACCGCTCATGTACGTGTGGTTTAAGGCGTGGACCGCCACCGGCAAATCCGGATTGCACCGACTAAGGATTTCGATCAACTCGGAGACTTTCACGGCAGCCTCAATTCGGACTCCCCGAGGACCGCGCCGCCAGTCAGAGAGGCGTACATTTTGGCGATTCGATCGTCGAAGGAGGCAACGTCGAAGTCACCCTTGGGGAGCGCCTTGCCGTTCGCAGCTTCGATCGAGGCGATGAGGCACAGGACGAATAGATCGCCCGCCCATTGAAGCCGGTCAGGCTCGGAGATTCGGGTGAGAGCGGTTGATTTCGCATCGGCCAGCTCGCGCGAACTGAGCGGCGTTATGTGCCAGTTAGCGCCGGTCGATGGGACGAAAACATGAGCCATCTGGCAGTCGGCGAACTGACACGGGAGCATCGAATGTTTCATGTCGAGCAACTTGGGCCCGAGAGGGCGGATTGTCAAGGGGTGGGGCAAAAAAGGCCACTCGGCGGCTCGCTGTTGACGGGGCGCGACCCCATCACGTTTCGAGTACCGCCGAGTGTAGGCGCGAAGGGCCCGAAAAGAGGGTAGCAGAATTGGGTATTTTTTGTGGTGTCGAATGGACTTTCGCGACCACCCTCCCTTCGAGGTACCGGGGGAGGGGGCCTACCACCCCCTCTTCGGCGACTCACCCGCTGAGCAACTTTGCGCTTCAAAGTTCTCCGACTTTCACCGAGAATGTGCCA